ATGATTTCTGCGGCAGTGGCAAGAATAGAGTATTTTTTTAGCGGTTTCGTTTTTTCTTTTTTAAAAGATTTCATTACCTTTGCCGATGTTTTCAGAATAAAGGGAAAAACATCTGCGGAAGTAGCTCAGTTGGTAGAGCATCAGCTTCCCAAGCTGAGGGTCGCGGGTTCGAATCCCGTTTTCCGCTCTCTTGAAAATCAAGCAGTTACAAATAAAGTAGCTGCTTATTTTTTTATGTATGCTGAATAACATTCCGCTTTTAGACCCTTTTAAACCCTTTTAATCTTATCTTTGTATGCAAATCCTATGCAAATTTTCAGATTTGCATAAACTAAAAACATAGATATATGGCAACGGTTAAATTCTACCTTGATAAAAGAAGGCAAAAAAAAGATGGTACTTATCCGATAAAGTTGAATGTATTCCACAACAAACAAATAATGATAGCTACGCAGCTAAGTGCATCGGAAAAAGAATGGAATGGGAATGAATATTCTGTGCGTGCACAAAATTACAAGCCGAGGAATATAGTTGCCCGTGGAATAATAAACAAGGCGGAAACAGTAATATTTACTTTAGAGCAACAAGAAAAGTTGAAATCAACTACAGACAAAGCTTTGAAGAAGTTGATAGAGGACGCTATAAGTAGCAAGGTTGAAAACCAAAAGACGTTTCTCTATTATCTTGATGAATTCGTTTCCAAGAAAACCAATCAGGGGACTAAGTCTATATATACAACCACAAGAAACAAGATTGAGGAATACGATAGTCATTGTACTTTTGAGAGCATGGATAAGTCATGGCTGGAAAACTTTGAAACGTGGATGGCAAAGACGATGAAGGTTAATGCCTACGCTATTCATTTACGGAACATACGTAGTGTATTCAACTACGCCATTGATGAGGAGTACACAACATTGTATCCATTCAGAAGGTTTTCAATAAAGAAAGAGGAAACCCGAAAACGCAGCCTTACAGCAGAACAACTTAGGTTATTGAGAGATTATCCATGTGAGGAATACCAGATTAGATATAGGGATATGTTCATGCTCATGTTCTATCTCATAGGAGTAAATGCAGCCGATTTGTTTAACGCAAAACATTCTGCATTGGTAAATGGTCGTTTTGAATATAAAAGAGCTAAGACGGGGAAATTATACAGTATTAAAGTAGAACCGGAAGCGCAGGCTATAATTGAGAAATACAAAGGGAAGGATTATCTTCTTAATATAATGGATGACTACGGAAATTACAAGGATTTCCTACATCGTATGGGAATAGGGTTAAAACAGATTGGAGAGACAGAAAGGAAGGGATTGGGAGGGAAAAAGAGTAGAAATCCTTTATTTCCTGATTTGTCCTCATATTGGGCAAGACACACATGGGCCACGGTAGCGGCAGAACTCGATGTCCCCAAAGAGGTAATCGCCCACGCGCTTGGGCATAGTTGGGCGAACAGCACAACGACTGACATCTATATCCATTTTGACATGCGAAAAGTAGATAAAGCTAATCGGAAAGTTATCGATTATGTAAATGTTTTTAAGAAGTAATAAGGAAGTGGGGAGATAAATATTTTCGATAATTATACCAGTTATTTCGGATAGATAGGTATGATATTCCAAATAATTACATATCTTTGCGAAAGCATGTCAAGTGGCATGCTTCCCATACTGACGAAAAGACATGAAAAAACTTACAATCAAACAAGAGAATTTTTGCAACTACTACATCGAAAGCGGCAATGCTTCCGATGCTTATCGTCGTGCCTATTCGTGCGAGAAGATGAGAGACAAACAAGTGTGGGAAGAATCTTGCAAATTGTTGTCTAACCCAAATGTAGCCCAAAGGGTTAAAGAGTTGCAGGAGGAACAAAAAAACAAATCGGATATAACTAAAGAACGCATTCTACAAGAATTGTCCGGTATAGCTTTCTCATCCATTGCCAGCATGCACAACACATGGATAGAGCGTAAAGAATTTGATGAGCTCTCTGACAAAGAGAAATCAGCAATAAAAAGTATATCTACCAAGATATTGAAAAAAAATATCGGAACAAGTGATGCTCCGGAAATTGTAGATGTTGAATATGTGAAGATAGAACTTTATGATAAGATAAAGGCTATTGAGCGTATATGTAAAATGCTTGGGTTTGATGAGCCTACCGAAATAGAGATGAATACCAGCAAACCCATAAGTGTCGAGGAAGCAAAGAAACTGATAGAAAGGCTATGATGGACGGTGTGCGGTATCTACAAGCATTTTGTATGTCGGGCGTTCTCAATTACACAAAATTTTTCTTTAAAAGTAAAACAGGGCGCAAATTTGTGGTGAGCAGACACCATGAACGCATATGTAATGCGTTGGATGATGTTATTTCCGGAAAAATTCAAAAACTGATAATCAATATTGCACCACGATATGGAAAGACCGAATTAGCCGTAAAGAACTTTATATCATACGGATTGGCACTCAACCCTTCCTCAAAGTTTGTCCATCTCTCATATTCTGACGATTTGGCTCACGATAATTCAGAAGAGATTAGAGACATAGTTAAATCAGAAGAGTATCAACAGCTGTTCCCGTATGTCCAGATAAAGAGAGGCACAGACAGCAAAAAGAAGTGGAGTACCACTGCTGGCGGTGGTGTATATGCGGTATCAACAGGTGGACAGATAACGGGATTTGGCGCTGGAGAGGTGGACGATATAGATGATAAAGAAACAGAAAAAGAAATAGATAGCATATTAAAGGGGGCAAGGTTTTCCGGCGCCATTGTCATAGACGACCCTATTAAGCCGGAGGACGCTTTGTCTGACGTGAAAAGGGAAAAGGTTAACCAACGCTTTGAAACTACTATCCGTAACCGAGTGAACAGCCGAAACACCCCGATTGTAATAATCATGCAGCGCCTGCATGAGAATGATTTGTGCGGCTATCTTATGAAAACAGAGCCAGGGCAATGGACTGTTCTTTCATTGCCGGTCATAGAAAAAGAAGCGGACGGGAAAGAATTTCCTTTGTGGGAATTTAAACACACATTGGATGAATTGCATAATCTTAATAGAATAAATCCATTCGTCTTTGAAACACAATATATGCAGAACCCTACACCTATAGAAGGTCTTATGTACGGTACATTCAAGACTTATAGGGAAATACCATATACCAACCGTGCCATTCGGAAAAATTATACCGATACCGCAGATACGGGCAGTGACAGATTATGTTCCATAGATTATGTGGATACAGAAATAGGCAACTTTATTTTAAGCATACTGTATACGGACGCTCCTATGGAGGTTACGGAACCGCAAGTTGCAGCTTTGCTTGCCAAAGATAGAGTAACCATAGCTAACATTGAAAGCAATAACGGTGGACGTGGTTTTGCCCGAAACGTAGAGCGGCAATCACGCATAATGGGCAATAATGAAACAGAAATAAAATGGTTTCATCAGTCGGGGAATAAGGAAGTTCGAATATTTACCCGCTCCGCTGAGGTTATGAATCTTACATATATGCCGGAAGGTTGGGAAGTGCTCTTTCCTGAATTTTATGCAGAGATAAAATCTTTTAGGAAGTTCGGAAAAAACGCACATGATGATGGGGCAGATGCTCTTACCGGAACCGTAGAAAAACGCGGAGATTTTGAATATGACAGCTATGAGGCTGCGACAGTCGCATTTTCCGGCATTCCAATTGCAGAAATACATCCACTGCTTAATGGGCGTTTTCTGTATGCGAAAGCGTATGTTGTACATGATACAATATATGTGGACGATGCGTATATAGGAGAATTGATTCCCATCAAAGAAATCGCCGCGCTGGTCGCTGGTGCCGATGTAAACATTGAGACTTCGCAGGCGATGCTTCATTATATACGCGATTATAGGGCTGAAATAGGTGATGTGTGGGCAAGGCAAGAAAATACAGGAAAACTTTCTTATATTGAAGCATTTAAGGGGCTAATTCGAGATTTTAAATTCAAGAGAGATAATAAAATGTCCTTATTTATGCGTAATCTAATGGACTATGACGGCAAAGATGTCTATGAAGCAATGTATGTATTGTGTTGTATAGCGGATAGAGTAAAAAGAAAATCAAAAAAATAATCATAAAAATGCTGTTTGTTATTTGGAATTAGTCTAAATAATATATATATTTGCACACGTAGGGTCACTACAAGCGTGTGAAGTTGCACGCAACCGTATTAATGGACTAAAACACTAAATATATGGGAGTGGCCGCATTTATTTGCTGTCACTCCTGCTTTGTATATGGGCATATTTACTAAATTTTGGAAGCCAGAGAATAAAAAGTCTATTCCGATGTATGATAATGTAAATCGGGTAGAAAGAGATGCAGCAGGAAACTACTGGTTTTTGTCCGATTTGTTTGGAAGGCGTTCCAAATGGAAAGTATATTATGACATGACTGACAATTTGGATAAAGCCGGAGCGCTTGTTTCCTGTACGCCTTTCTTCACTGTAGTTGATAAAATCGGTTCTATGATGTCCCGTGGTATTCCTTATGTGGTAGATAAGGATGGAAATGAAAAAAGGACATTTGCCGATATACGTAATATACTCAACGCTCCCAATCCGCTGCAAACATTCTCTTCATTTGTAAAGCAAATTGAAATATGTCTTAAGGTATTCGGCTATTGTCCAATTGTTCTTGTTAGAGCGACAAAAACAAGCACTCCTAAGGCAATGTGGATAATTCCACCTGAGATTTTCCATATGGAAGGAACCGGTAAGGTGTTTCGCCAATACGAACTGAAAAATATTATATCAAGTGTATATATAGACTGTAACGGAACTCGATTAGAGTTGGAGGACTATGAATATCTTGTAATATATGACAGCAATATAGTAATAAATAGCGGTGCGACTGCTGATGTCAAATTTGAGTCCGTTTCAGATAGCCTTTCCCAGCCTATATCAAACTGGGTAGCTTCTATGTCTGCAAGCCATACATTGCTTGTAAATGGTGGTCCTAAAGGCGTGCTCTATAATGATTATACTGACCAGATGGGAAATGTTGCCCTTTCCTCGGAAGATGAAAAGGATATAAAGGACAGATTTAAACGTGATTATGGCTTAGTAAACAAGGAATATCCCATTTTGGTGACACGTTACAAATTAGGATGGCTTCCTCTTGATTTTAATGCTGATGAATTAAAACTTCATGAAGAGGATAAGAGGTGTACAGATAAGATTGCCAATGCAATGGGCATAAATGCCAATCTTTTTACGGATGCCAAATACGACAACCTTGAAAGTGCCGGGAAAAAGGCTTATCAGGACGTAATCATTCCAGATAGCCGAAAGATAGCAGAATGTCTTTCAAAAGCCATATGTCCGGAAGGTGTTTTTATTAAGATTGATTTTACAGATGTTGAATGCCTTCAAACCAATAAGGAGACAGAAGCCAATACATTGGTTAAAGTTGCTGATGCCTTACAGAGATTGATAGATAAGTCTTTGATAACACATGATGAGGCACGTATAGAAGTTGCAAGATACATAGATATTGACCCGGATAATCCAAAAGGAGATTTTGATAGCAATGCAGCAAGCAGTGCATCTGTTGAAAATAACGTCAATAACAGTAAGGAAAATGGAAACAATGACAAATAAATACAAAGATAAGATGGGGATGCAGTATAAATTGTTCTCCATAAACTCAAAGGATGTCCAATACAGCCCCGAAAGCCGGACTATCAGCGGATACGCTGCTGTATTCGGAAACGTGGATAAGGCTCATGATATTCTATTGAAAGGTTGCTTTTCAAAAAGTATCAATGAAAGAGGGCCGCAAAGCCAGGCAAATGACAAAATTATACTCCTTTGGATGCACGACATGTCAGAGCCTTTGGGATTTATTACAGAATTGAAAGAAGATGATAGAGGGCTTTATTTTGAGGCGCGCATTGATGAGATTGAACTTGGAGATAGGGCCATAAAACAACTTGAGTCAGGCACGCTTAATCAATTCTCTATTGGCTATGAGTATGTATGGGAGAATTGCGAATGGGATTACGAAAAAGAAGCCCTGATTGTTAGAGAGGTTAAGCTGTATGAAATATCGGTAGTATCAATTGGCTGTAATGGAGAAACTGAGTATTTGGGGTTGAAGTCAATTGAAGACTACGAAAACGCTTATAAGGATTTAAGCGGTGAAATTTCCTTGTTATGTAAAAATATGAGTACAACCAAGCAACAGCGTTTGCAAAAAATTATAGCCAAAGCAATGTCACTTGCATCTTTTAGGCCGGACGGTGTTATACCTGCTCCACCCAAAGGGATGGAAGCCGGCAGTAATGGCAAAACGGAAGAAAAATCATTATGTAATTTATTAAAACTAAAATCGGTATGAAATTAGGATTTTTAGAACTTATGGACACATCCGGCTTGTCCGAAGAAAACAAGAAGTTTTTTGAATCTTTGGACGAAAAAATGGGAGAAGCCTTTGAAAAACAAGTGAAAGGTTATCTTGCGGATGAAGTGAAATTGGAAGATTTGCGTAAATCCATAAAGGATGCCGCTGATTCCATAAATGACATCAAGGAAAAGGATTTTGCCGGCATTGACAAAAAGACTTTTGAGGAGAAGGTTAATGAATTGGAGAATGCCATTTTACGTGTAAAGGCTTCTACCGAAGTAGGTAAAAACGGGGAGGTAAAGATTAAATCTGTTTATGAGCAGCTACACGAACAGCTCAAGGAGTATATTGCTGCGGACAAGAAGGGCGTTATGTCTCTTGATTTGAAATCGGCTTGTCAGTCGGCTCCCGGCAATAAGTTGGGATTAAATCTTGTGCTGGAAAAGAAAGACGCTGCAACTATTACTTCCGGGTCCCTTGCTCCGCATTACGGACTTGAGGTTGACCCAAATTTATCAGTCAATCCGAGAGCGCAAACCGTCATTAGAAAATATGCAAATGTATCAAGCACAAATAATAGGGCTTTGGTTTATGCGGAATATACAAGCAAGGACGGAGATGCTGCATGGGTTCCTGAAGGTGGGCTAAAGCCTTTGATGGATGCGACATTGACAGAAAAAACAATAACCGCTGCCAAAGTGGCTATTGCTGCTAAATTTACAGAGGAAACGCTGTCGGATTTTCCCAGCTTCGTCAATGAAGTTGAAACGGAAATGGTAAATAAACTTGGAATCAAAGAAGAGCAGGGAATTTTGTCAGGCAATGGCTCTGATGGAGAAATAAAAGGCGTTGCATCGGATATGCCGGCATTCTCTCTCTCTACTTTCTATGTTGAGAAGCCAAATATGTTTGATGCTCTTGTGGCTGGATATTCGCAAATTGTATCCACCAGCGAAATGGCTTATCGTCCGAACCTTGTACTGATGAACCCATTGGATTACGCATCCATGCAGTTGGCTAAGGATGCTAACGGTCAATATCTCCGCCCATTCCGATATGGAGATGAATTGATTCAGGGATTGCGTGTAGAAACTACTACAGCAGTGAAACAAGGAGATTTCATCATGGGTGATTTCTCATACTTGAACATTCGTGACTTGTGGGAATTGTCTATTACCTTAGGATGGGAGAATGACGATTTCCGCAAGAATATCGTGACTGTAATCGCAGAGAAGAGGCTGATGTGTTATATCAAGTCGCAATATAAGACCGCATTTGTAAAGGACACATTCTCTACTGTAATAGAAGGTATCACTCAAGGAGCATAAGGAGAATAATTATGGGAAAAGAATATAGAATAAACCTGACTAAGCGTTATAACGTAACATTTGTCAAGGATGGTGTGAAGTATAAAACAGGCGATGAAGTTTCAGTCGGAATGGCTCTTGCGAGCAAGTTTTATGCCGAGGGTAAAATTGAAGCGACAAACGAACTGATTAATGATGCCAGAGCGTTGGGTTGCGAGGAGTTGTTCACTAAAGGTAAATCTGCGAAAAAAGATACGGTATGATAATTGACTACGAATCTTTCACCGGGTTGCTGAGTGTCGGGATAAATCCTGACACTGGCGCTCCCTCTATAACAAGAGATGCGGAGTTGGGCAAAATAGAATCATATATTTCCGTATATGAACAGGAATATTTGATTCGTATACTTGGTGAGGATATGTGTAAGGCTTTTACCGATTATCTTAACTCAAAAGAAGATAGCGTTGATGATAAATGGGATAGGCTGCTTGCTATTTTATCAGAAAAATACAGCCCTATTGCTTGCTATATATTTTTCAAGTATATAGCGGACGGTAATTACAGCGTAACAAATGTGGGAACAGTAACTTCTGCCGATGGAGATGCTGTTTCTCCACAAGTTTTGCAAATTAGGGCATGGAATGATATGGTAAATATGAACAAGCGTGTTTATAAACTTTTGCAAGGAAAGGAATATGCTGGTGTATGTTTCAATCCATGTATGTTACGTAAAATAAACTGTATGGGAATATGAAGCCGGTAAATGATATATTTGCGGACATTGTAAAAAAGGTATCGAAAAGATACGGAAGCAATGTGTCGTTTTTATTCGGAGACTGGGCCTACATAAGCAATCAATTAACTTTATGGGGTAAAAGTCCCAAGACAAGTAAATTAAAGTTTCCTATAATATGTCTTTATTCTCCGTTCACGGAAGATAGAAGTTCTGCCGAGACAGAGGTTAGCCTGGAGTTTATTATTATGGTAAACACTTTGAAAGGGTATTCAAATGAAGACCGGCAAAAGACTTCCTTTGAGCAGGTATTGCGACCTATATACAATATTTTCTTGGATGAAATCAAGAAAGACATAAACATTGTCCGTAGTTACAATGATGTGGTTCCACATTCCTACATTGAAAACTACAGATATGGCAGGGTTGGGGTAATAGGAGAAGACGGGAAACCATTCAGTGATTTTATTGATGCTATCGAGATGAAAAATGTAAATTTAACCATTAAAGAAGTAAAATGTTATGGCAACAGATTATAGAAAGTGTCCGGGCGTTGCAACTTTTAATACGGGTAGCTCCGTGTGTGTGCTTGACCCCGGTAAAATAAAAGCTATCATACTGACTATTCACGGTCATAAGATACCTACAGAGAAAACAGCGGAAGCCTTTGAAAAGGCTTGCCATGCAGACCGTCCGGGAAGAATATTCCCTATCAAAACGATTGTGGAATATGCACCTTCCGGTGGAGAGGCGCAAACTTCCGCTACGGGATACGGCCCTACTAAAATCACAAGCTATTCAGCTAAAAATGATGTATGGACTTTGCAGGACTACGATGCCAGCTTGAAAGCAAACATCATGGTGGCAAAGAATGTGGCATTTGATGCTTATTTTGTAGATGAGAACAACGTCATTTACGGAATGAATGACGGTACGAAAGATTTGGCGGGCATTCCACTGTCCGGCGTTTATCCGGGCGGTCAGGACTGGGATTCTTCTGGCACAGAAGCCAACTTGACTATCGCAACCATGTTCAAGGATTACGAAAAGTATATTAAGAACGCGGATGTGAGAGCTTATGATTTTGATGTCGTTGACGCATTGAAAGGATTGGTATATGTTGATTTGGTATCAACAGAATCAAACAAGTATAAATTGATTGAGCACTTCGGAAATTTGGATATTACGGAGTATTACGGTGAATTACTGGCAAAGAATGCAGAAAAAGTGTTGGACGGGGCGACAAGTGCTTCTTATGCTAACGGGGTCATTACTACCGTTGGCGAGGACTCCGTTACCCTTGCATCTCCCTCTGTATTGCAAGAAGCTGGAATTACGGGTATTGAGGCTTGGACATGATAGTAGAAGGTGTAACATTCAATGAGGAGAGGGTGAGAAATATGAAGAAGAGGGACTTCATAAACACACATAAGAATGTGTTTTTTCTTGACCGACCGCCCGAAGAAAGGGAGAAAACCCTTTCGTCCATCTACGATGATATAGCATCTTCCGGTGCGGCAAGACAGAAAAAAGATGATTGTATATTATGATGGTGGTATCGTTTAATTGGGGGCGTTCATTCGCCCCTAAATTGTCTTGACTATGGCTAACATTATTGAAGCAGAAGAAAATTTCAGACGGTTTGCTACCGGATTTGAACCGATGATACGGGATATTATGGTAAAAAACAGAGAAGAAGTTTCCCAATATATTGTAGAACAACTATGGTCAGGTATTAACGGAAATGACAAACCATTACGCCCTACTTACCTTAATGACCCGTACTTCAATACCAAAGAAGCAGGGTATTGGTATAAGAACGCCAAAGGCTATGCTGCTTTCAAGCAAAGGGTAGCCCCGCTTATGTATTCTTCGCTGATAAACGCTCCCGTAAGTTCAAAAGGAACGCCAAACCTGATAATTACGGGTGAATTTCACGATTCTATTACAGCCGTACCGATAGATAAGGGGCTAAGGATTGAAAGTGTGGGGATAAGCTTTAGCGGTGATATAGAAAAGAAATACGGACAGGCGATTTACAAGGTCGGTTCTTATGCGAGAAAGGCATTCATGGAAAGGCATATAAAGCAAGGCATTGCGGATTATTTTAGAAAATTCGGTTTATAATGGGATGTGCGTGTGAAAACAAAAAGAGAATGGCAGATATAGCTAAGATGCGTTCGCTTGCAAGAAAAGCCGCAAAGATGGAGGGGAAAGTATATATCCTTTATGAGAAAGACGGGGTTTTCAATTTTTGCCCGAGAGGCGAAATGTTCAACGGGAAACTGATTGAATATGTTTGGTTCTGATATTAAAAAAAGAACACTGTTTTTTGTATAACCCCCGTAATTTTTCTGCCTTTAAATTGAAAAATATTAAAAACAGAACAAAGGCGGGATAACTCCCGCCTTATACAATCATTTCCTGGTTATTATACTCATGTGTGGGTATTTGGTTTCATGAATTGTCGGCTTCTTGGGTTTTTCTCCTTTGAGTTCTGCAAGTTCCGCCTTGACTTCCTTAAGTTCGTTCAATAAATCCGTATATCCTTCCGTCAAGCGAAGGATGTGTTGCATCATTGCTGTGCTGATTTCCATAATAGATGAATATTTGCTTTAGTCGTTATTCCTGCCATCTGCCCGCCAGCCGTATTGCTGACGGGGTATCATAACGTGAACGTTGGTCGAAACCTCAACGTGCATCTATGCTTGGTTACGTGGCAATATATTTTTGGGTATAGTTGTATCCGTCCGCATAAATGCGGATAACACAAGTAGTTGTTAATATAATATTGATTAATTATTATTTAGCAAAGATACTATGCACCATTGCACGCCCTTTCTCCGTGAAAACCGTGTACGAGCTTGTACCGATGCTTCCGTCATTTCTCGTAAACTGATGCGTTCGCATTTTGGTGTAACCCTTACCTTGATACTTAGCTGTCAGCATCCACGTGCCCGATTGGTAGAACATCACCTTTCGCTCTTTGAGTGCCTTGTGGAACTTGGCGGCATCCATCCCAACCTCTTTTGCAATCTGCGTGGACGTATAAGTGTTGACGGATTGCAGGACGTTATCCACGTACTGCACTTTCGGGGCTGCTTGGCGTAGTTGTTCTTCTTGTAATGCGTTCTGCTGTTCAAGACGCTTGTTTTCGGCTTGTAGGTTCTCAACCCTTTTCTGCAAAATCTGCTGGGAACGCATAAGGATGTAATCGTCATTTTTGAGCAATGCTTCCCGTTTGTTGAACTCATTGATAAACCTTTCTTTGAACTCGCCTGCTTTTGCGCCAGTATACCCCATGACAAGGAAGCTGAAACCATCTTTTGTCATTTCATAAGCGGTCTGTTCTCGATTTCTACTATCAATGTAGGTAATAACGCCAAAATTGGCAGCATTAAAACTCGCTGAACATGAAAGGCTTTCAATGTCTCTGACTACTTTACTATGTTCTTTTCCGAACACTTCTGCAACAAGTAATGAAGTAGTCACATCATTACCGTTGCTGTTTTGAAATACTAAATTTTCCATAACTTGTAGCATTTAAAGTTATTAATGAAAAACAATAAAAAGCGGTTGCCATATACGCTGCTACAAGTTATGGTCTCAATTCGAGAGCAATTAAACTTACGTATAGACAACCGCCAATATCCTAAATATGGGCATAAAAAAATACCCATATATAATATATGAGCAAATTAACCGCTTGCTCTGCGAATTGGTTACGACCAATAACTTGTAGCACTGCAAATATAGCAACATTTTGTCAATCTGCAAAGGGATTTCGTTATTTATACGGCGTATAAATTACCCAATATTTTATTGCATTTCTTGGAAAGCACTCCTTTTCTCCCTTAATTTGCTTAACAATATTAACAAATACATAACATGGGAAACACAAAAAACAAGGATTTGCATATAGAAATTGCATCAATAGAGGAAGATAAACCGCTTAACTGTCCTAAAATTTGTAATCGTTGTGAAGATTGTTATATAATTGGCGATCTTGAATTTGGGACAGAGAATGCTAAAGGGATAAAAATGTCTCACGCTTATTTGATAATACAAAATTTATCAGATGAGCCTATAAGTATAGAATCAGATAATTTTACAGCAATAGATGATAATGGCTTTTCATATAATGGTGCGAAGTTTGGATGCAATTATTATGGAAGTAAGAAAGAGTATTATACAGAAAGATATGAATTGCATCCTTCATCAAAAGTTAGATTCTTAGTGCTGTTTAAATCAAAGACAATATCCAGGATTATATATAGCAGCATATTTGATGACTACTATTATGATCTAACAGTAAATGATAAAAAAGAATGCCATGTAAATATTGATTTTCTAAGGTTGAAGCTAAATGAAGCGAACGCAGTTATATCAAATTTAAAAGAAGAACTTTCTACAAAAATTAAAGAAACCAATAGATTGCAAGAAGAATTAGAGGAATGCACTCGTGAAAAAGAACGGTTAGATGATTATTGTAGGGAAAATTATAGTGCAAAAGCAATTCATCAGAGAAGAATGGAGGAGTTGCTGTGCAAATATGAAGAGATAGAAGATGATGATTATTATAGAGTTATTTCATTAGAAGAACACGACACTGTTTCATTTAATAGAGAATTTGATAAATCAAAGGGAAATTATAATTGGATAAATGAAGGAGATGCTTTGATAAGTCTTAGGGCTGATAATACAGGATATGGGTTGGATGGTAGAACAATTATCAAAAGCCATGTTTCAGGAATATTTGAGTTTAATAAAAATAAAATGATTGGATACAAGGAAGAGATATGTAGAGTAAGAAAGTATCCTCAAAAGATGAAAAACGAAATAATAAATGAATTGGAAAAACAAGAGATAAAGGAAAATGTATATAAAAAAGAACGAAAAAAAATGATTGAAAGAGAGGTGCTTGATGAATTAATAGAAGAAGGAAAAGTATTTAATGTATATACTAAAAAGGATGGAAATCGAACTACCATACCAATGGATATAGCAAATGCTGTATGGAATAGAGATGGTGGAAAATGTTGCATGTGTGGTAGTAAGGAAAATTTAGAATTTGACCATATAATACCCATTTCCAAAGGAGGTGCAACAACGTTTAGAAATCTTCAAATTCTTTGTAAAAATTGCAACATAAAAAAATCTGATAACATTTAAAAGCTTATGAAAAAACTATTATTTTTGTTTCTGATTTTGCTATCAGTAACATCATGTAAGAGCACTTATTATGAAATAGGATATTCCCTTGATTATAGAGAATATGTCAAAGACCCTAACTTTGTAATTAATCCTACTGAAATTGGGAATAAGGATTTTACTCCCGTAGGTCCAATATATTTGGAGTTTCATTCAGGAAATAAAGTAAAAAAAGAAGATAGAAACTATGTGCATGAAAAAAGAAGCATATCTATTGGAAAATATTATGTCCCTACTTATGAAAGAATGATTTCATCCGCAGTTAATAAAGCCAAAGAGATGGGCGCAAATGGGATTATTTCGTTTAGTATTGAAAAAATAGAAAAGGGTAGGTCTAATTTACCGGTATATATAATCAGTGGAAATGCAGTGATATACTAATTGCATTATTAAGATTATTTTCAAATAATAAAGCCAGATGTAATGTCTGGCTTTTTCTTTTTCTCTTCCCTTTTCTGATTTTCATTTTTGCCTTTCTTATTTAGAAAATTCTAAATAATTCAATATCTTTGTATCACCATGTGATGTTGCATGACACCCAATATTAGGACTTATGGCAAACGAATTTATAATTACCGATTTAGTCGACAAAAAAGCCGTACAACAATTAAAGGAACTCCGTCTTGAATTTGATAGTACAAAAGGGTCTTATGTGGAGCTTGCTAAGGAGTTGGCGCAAGGAGTAAAAACTAATCCCAAAACATTTGATGAACTTTCCCAAAAAGCACGTAATTATACCTCGCTGTTGGAGAAATTGAATAAGACGCAAGAAAATATGGCATCTATTCAGGCAAAACAACTTACCGTGCTACGTCAAGTATCCCAGCAACTAAATTCAATGTCATCTTTGCAAAAGTTAAACCTTTTGTTCGAACAGTCCGCCAAAAATATCAAGAATGCAAGTGATATGCTTGCCGGATTATCTTCCGCATCCAACCAGGTGTCTTCGGCGCAGGATAATGCGGCTAAAAGCACCCAAACAGCAAGTAATATAATAAGCCAGGCATCCACTCAATTGCAGGCGGCAAATATGAACTATGCCGCCATAATCGACACCGTACAGGCATATGATGGCGAAGTTACTAAGTTAACGGCTGATACCATAGCCAATAAAGAGGCTATGAAAAAGATTGATGCGGATATTAAATCTCTTGCAAAATCTTATAAAGACGGAGAAATTACTTTGTCTGAATATATAAGGCAGTCTTCGCTATTAAAACAAAGGCATACGGAACTGATGGCGCAAAATCAGCAATATTCGACTTTGATAAAAAATCATTCCACGGCAATTATTTCAGCTTCCGGCAGCTATTATGAAATGAATGCCGCCATGCTTGAGTTGCAGAAAAGGTATAAGGCGTTGAGTGAAGCTGACCGGGAAAGTAGTGTCGGGAAGAATTTGATAGCGCAAGCCAATGCTTTGAATAATAAGTTGAAAGAAATTGACTCTCAATTTGGGAATTATCAAAGGAATGTAGGTAATTATGCGTCCTCTTGGAATGGGCTTAATGTTCAGACGCAGCAGTTATTGCGAGAGTTACCGTCTTTGACAATGAGTTTCAATCAATTCTTCCTTGCCATATCCAACAACTTGCCAATGTTTGTGGATGAATTAAAAAGAGCAAGTGAAGAGTTTAAGCGGATGAAATCCGAAGGACAAACTGCGGTTCCGGTATGGAAACAACTTCTTGGCAGTTTATTTTCTTGGCAATCAGCACTTGTAATAGGTATAACATTATTGTCTGCATATAGTTCGGAGATTATAGATTGGGTTGCGAGTTTGTTTAAGGCAAAGAAGTCAATCAGTGAAATAGCGAGTGCGGAAACTAACTTGGCAAATGCAAGGCGTAGGGGAGTTTCTGATAGTATTAAGGAAAGAACAGAGCTGGATTTGTTATACAAAGCAACGCAAGACAACAAACGTTCTATGCAAGAACGTATTGCTGCCATTGATGAGTTGCGAAGTAAATATCCTTCATATTTTGAAAATATGTCAAACGAGGAAATTCTTGCAGGCAAAGCAACCAAATCTTATAAAGAACTTCGTACAGAACTTGTTGCAAATGCTATTGCAAGGGCTCAATTGGATAAAATGACAGAAATTGCATCACAAAGATATGAAGCTTGGATAAAAAGGACTAATCAATATAACACGTATTTAAAAGCACAGAGAGACGCAGAAAAAGACTTACAGGCTTATGAAGAAGCCAAGAAAAAAGGGGCGTGGAATACTGCAAACTTGGGGGACGCGTCTAAAAAATCAAAAGAACAAGCCGAAAAAGCGTATAATGCGTGGTTAAATCTTGTGCAAGAAGTATCTAAATATGATAAAACCCTAAAGGGAATGGCTGACAATATCAATGTAAAAGCATTGGTTAATGACCCGGGTAAAAATAATAAAGCTTATGACGATGAAAAAAAGAAAGCGGAAGAATACGCTGAATATATCAAGAAGATAACAGAGGATTTATCCAAATCTAAAATAGAATTGATAGCTGACGGTAGAGAAAGAGAAATAGCTGAAATCAGTAAGGAATACGATGATAGGATTAAAGAGATAAAGGGTAGGACAGACGAAGAAATAGAGCTTCGGAAAAATCTTGAAACGCTGAAAGGAAAAGCCATTGCGGAAATAAACGATAAATACGATAAGGAACTGCTTGAAATAGAAAAAACAAATCTTGAAAACAGATTGGCTTCCATTGGGGAAAACTCGAATGAAGAATTAGACAAAAGGCTTAATCTCCAAATACAACTCAATAATATGATGCGTGATGCGGAAATAAAGGACGCTGAAAAGAATGGAGAGGATGTTGTGGCGATACGCATGAAGTACATGCAACGAGAAAATTCTCTCATAATGCGAAACCTCCAAGAAAGAATTGGGTTGATTGAGGCAAATACTGATAAGGTAGTAAACGAGCAGGAAACATCCGCTTTGAAAGAAGCCAATATCATAAAAAAACAATATGCAAATGGCGAAATAAGCAAAGAGGATTACGAAAAGAAATTATATGATATTGGGGTTAAGTATGCTAAGGCGCGTCTTGAAACACTTATGAAAGAGGCGGAGGCTGAAATGTCCCTTCTTGACCCAAATAGTGAAAAGTATCAAGAGTTGGAAGACAGGTTAGCCAACCTTCAAGCACAGATAAACGGAATAAATTATGATGATGCTACCAAGAAACGGGAAGAATGGATAGGCAAGTTTAAAGAGGGTTTGTCAGGGATGAACTCCGCCGCAAGGGATGCGCTTGGTGAAACGGCAGGAATATTCGAGGGGTTATCTGATATAATGGTTGACGTAGCAGAGGATGGAAAGTTAAGTTTTGAAAACATGGCGCAAGCCGTAGGAAAGATAGTATCAGGCATCACCTCGTTAATGACAGATATATATGACGCCCAGATAGAAAATATTGAAAAAGAACAAGAAGCCAACGATGAAGCATACGATAAAGAAATAGAACGTATAGAAGCCCTTGAAGAAAATGGTGCAATTTCTACCGAAGAGGCAGAAGCTCGCAAACGTGTAGCCGAAGATAAGACAGCCGCCAAAAATGCAGAGCTTGAAAAGAAAAAAGCTGCATTACAAGAGAAGCAGGCTAAATGGAATAAGGCAAACTCCATTATTCAGGCAGGAATATTTACCGCTTTAGCTATAACAGAAGCGTTGCCCAACCTTGTTCTTGCTGCATTAGTCGGTGCTATGGGAGCCGCACAAGTAGCCCTAATAGCAGCCCAACCCATTCCCAAATACGCCAAAGGAACAAAAGACCATCCCGGCGGTTTGGCAATAGTAGGTGATGGCGGCAAGAAAGAGGGTATCGTAACTAATAACGGGCTTTTTATCACTCCTGATAAGCCGACATTGGTAGACCTTCCGGCGCATGCGCAGGTAATCCCTGATTTATCATATATCTATGACCGTAGCGGGCTTACTTCTGATTATGGTTTATTGGAACAAAAGCTAAAGAATATGAGAGAAGAGGGGATTGTTGTTAATGTAAACAACGATTACAGCCGACTTGAAAGAAAGATGGAAAGCAATACCAAACAATTGCAGAACATTGGTCGGATTATGAAGAAAGCCAACCATATTGCGGATTACAATTGGATTTCAAGCAGAGTATAAGATATGATATATAATGACTTAAACAAAATATGCCTTTCCCGCTTTATAAACATATTCCTGGGGGATATTGATAAGGTTGTTCAAGGCGGAAGATATAGTATCAGAGAAAAGGCTTTGGCGGCCGAGAAGCTATGCAATGAATACTTATCAATAATAGGGGGAAAGTCTGTTTCTGCCCAAATAAACCGGAAAAATGAAGTGCTGAAAATTCAAATCCGATTAAATTGCCTTGCCATATGTCAGGAACTCATTTCTTCTGGAAACTGGAGTGATGCTGTAGAAGTCATGTCTGCTTTGGGTTATAAATTCAGAGAGGACGAACATGATAAGATAAAGAACCGGATAAGCAGCGTTTCCGCTTCTGACAACTACCGCCTTGCAAAATTGCAGGAAACATCTCCTGATATAGGGAAAATAAAAATGGATAGGGAATATTTTACCAAAGAACGCGTTTCTTTAATGTCTCATGTAAAAATGCACATTGATGAAAACACGTTCTCCGCCAAAGAATATGCCTATATGATCAAACGTATGTGTGATGACATAGATGCTATGATACGTTCAACTTCAAAAAAGAAATAGATATGTATTACAGATGTGAACTGTTGATAGGCGGAATGACATATGACGCCACAAATGAGCTTGTTAATTGGGACGATGTAGAGATGTCTTTCAAGAGAGGGGATTATGACGGAGTTGTTCGTAGTTTTTCCACAAAATTTGAGTTTGCCAACGGCGCTTATTCGCTATTGCTGAAAGAATATTTGTCGAATTACCTGAACTCATCTGCAACACTCGTGTTTTATACCAGGAATAACTCATGGCTGTTAAATGAAAAGTTCAGATGCGCTTTGGACTACTCTACATTTTCCTACAATGATACGACGTGCGAAATAAATGCCGTCGACAACAGTCTCGCAAGCTTGATTAAGGCAAAGAAAGGCACGCAGTATGAATACCCGGTAAAAGAAATAAAGGAGTCCCAACCTTTGGATTATGACAGATTGTTAATGAACAGTGATATAAAATGGTCTATACCAAGTGACGCAGAGGAGCCTAATGTTTCCCATGTAATGACTGCTTATCCTAATGCTTATTATACTATTCCTTTTTATATGTTAGGACAACCGGAAATTGCGACAAAGGACATTGTAGAGGTTTTTGATACGGCTGAAAACCGATTTGAAAGTACGGAAAGTCTATTCGGAGAATATCTGTTCAAAAATATATCTGACAGGGATTTGACCATACGGATAAAAGTAAAATTCAGTGTATTCATTACGTATCAGAGACCAGGCGTATCCTTCCCGATATATATACGGCTTTCCTCTTATAATGAAAATAGTAAAGAGCTTAAAATATATTATCAATCCGCTACAATTCAAACATTTAATACATACACTGTCGATATTGATGAGAATTTGACAATATCTCCAGGTGAGATGATTAATTTCAATATAGCACTTGCAAAATCTGACCCTATATATCAAAAATTTCCCGTTAATTTTAAATTCAACAGTCTTGACACACCGTTAAATATAAGTTTTTCCGAGCGTGGAAAATCTGTAAAAATAGATTGTATCAGTCCTAAAGTATTGCTTAACCGTTTACTGAGGTCTATAACTGATAAGAACAATGTAACGGGTGAAATCGCCACCGGAGTAGATGAGCGTTTAGACATGGCGATGATAGTTCCGGCAGAAAGCATACGAGGACTTCCCAATGCCAAAATATATACATCTTATACCAAATTCGCCAATTGGATGAGCGCGGAATTTGGGTTTGTCCCTGTAATCGGTGACGAGAAGGTGACATTTGTTCATCGTGATACTTTATTCCAAGATACAGAAATAAAGGACTTGCAGGCCAGCACTTCCGATTTGGAATACAATGTGAATGCCGGACTGGTTTATTCGGGGGTAAAAGTCGGGTATGACAAACAGGATTACGACAGTGTAAATGGTCGCGATGAATTCCGCTTTACCAATGAATACACCACCGGCATTACATTGACAGATAACGTATTGGAATTAGTTAGCCCATATAGAGCCGATGCTTATGGTATGGAATTTCTTGCGGAAAAAAGAGGTGAAGATACGACTGACAGCGACAGTGATAATGATATATTCTTTGTTGGAGCATCACTTGACGGAGAAAAATACAAGCTTGTAAGGGATGGATATATAATATCCGGTGTCATATCTCCTTCTACCATGTTCAATGCCATGTATTCCCAAAGGTTTATGATTGAAGCAAACGCAAGGTATATAGGTGCTTTTGCCAACGCGTTGGAGTTTACATCATCTGACGGTAACAGTGATGTGACAATCAATGGAGTTAGCGAAAGGTCGAGCATTGTATTGGGAAACAAACTGTTCACGGTAGGAGAACTTTCCGTCAAGACCGGAGATTTGGAAATACAGTCAGACTTGACGGGTTACATTCGGGTGGAAAAGAACGGGCGTATCTATAAAGGCTACGTAAAAAGTGCAAGCTATAATTATGGACGACCGGAAGCGGTAAAATATTCTTTGATAGTCAAGAGTGTGGATTAATAGATGAGGAGATTCCATATAAGTCTATCAGGCACTCGTTATTTTATAAGGTATTATTTGGAATTGGTCTAAATAGTATGTATATTTGCGCATGATGTGTGAAGTTGCACATCACTATAAAAGGACGAAAAGACATGGTAAAAGTTGGTGATGTTTGCCCTCTTTTTTTCTCACCTGTAAAAGATAAGTTTGGGCTTGATATGGACTATATTCAGAAGTTCCACGCTTCTGATAAAATCCATATACAGGTATTCACTAATGCTTCTGAGGAAGTTTCAGCGAGCCTGAACAATCTTGCCGCAGGAAATTCTACACCAATATCACTTTCCACATATAATCATAATGACAATGTAGTGATGTATTACGCCATTCTTCGAGACTTGGAGGATGCCGTATATACGGTTACAATCAACGAAGATACATCAGAACCTTTTATCGTATGCTCCTCTGACGACTTGTTAGAGGAAACTGTGCTTATCCGTTATTCCCATAAAAGCAATAACTCCGCTTTTGATAACATATTTTGGGTAGATGATATTCAGCAAGTATTTAATTTTCGTGTGGAAGCAGGATTTAAACCTGGAGGATATTCCCCTCGAATAGATAATGAGCAATATCGCAACCAAATGCAAGAGATAGAAGAATTATACGCAGTACCTTATGATGTATATAATCTTACAATAGGAAATTCAAACGGCGTCCCTTATTGGTTTGCAAAACACATAAACCGCATTTTATGCCTTTCTATGGTGGAAATTGACGGGACAAGATATGTCCGTTCGGAAAGTTCTGTTCCGGAAATGACGCAAGTTATTGAAGATAGCCAGTTGTTCCATATAAATATGGCTCTTGAATTACAGAATAACGATATTGCAGGTATTGGTGGCTCTCCTGAAGCTGGTTCTTCCGCCTCTTTCCCCGCATTCCTGATAGACCACGCCAAAGATGGAGAGATGTTGCAATTCAGCGCAGAAAAAGCTGCATTTACTAATGTTGATAAGGTTGAGGTATGAAAAAAAGGCTTAGTAAAATATTATGGTTTGGTGATGCTCTTAATGAAAACAATCAGGCAGCTCCCCCTGCTTTATCTCCGAGTGATGAAGAGCATTTACAAGGTCTGAATCTCGGGGAAATATATATATGCGTCGCAGATGCCGACCCAGCACTGTTCATCAGGACTTCCGCCGACCGAATTGTCTACTTTAAGGCTCTTGATATAGAGGCTTTATCCAAGTTCTTTATAAGAAAAGACAGACCGGACGAAGCTGGATTTTTAATAAAGTTCTTAGGCGGATTATTTTCAGACTACATCCAGTCCATGAACTTCTCTTCCGGTGCACTCGGTGAAGGCTTTGTCATTAAAGTAGACAGCAAGACGGGTAAATCCTACATTGAAGTAGACGAACTCTTTGTGCGTATCAAGGCGATGTTCTCCGAACTGGAGATAAAGAAACTCTCTTATGCAGGCGGGAACTACATGTTCACCGCTGCCGGAATGAAATGCGGAAAGGTTGAGGAACACGAGGATTTTTGGCGGTGCTATCTGCTGGTTGATGATGGGGAGACGGCTATCGAGAACCCGTTCAAGGAAGGCGACCAGGTACGTTTTCAAGACTTCAATATCAAGCCGGGTGTCTACGAGAATGTATCCAACCGTTACTATTGGCGCCTATGCGTAGGTGTTGGCGAGGACTACATAGACCTTAGCAAGACGGACTGTGATGCAAACAGCGACATACCGCAGGAAGGTGATAGTCTTGTACAACTCGGAAACAGAACAGACAAGAAGCGTCAGAACGCAATCACCTTGTCCGTATATGGCGATGATGCACCGAGTATCCACCAGTATGCAGGAATAAATTCTTATTCTTTAGCAGGTAAGGAAGTGACGGTTATCAGTCCGCAAGGCAACAAGTTCATGGGAGACTTTATCTTGAAAACGGGAATAAACATTATGACCCAATTCAAGATACTGGAAGACTTGATTTACTCTGAAATCTCCAAAGTGCTTGACGAGGTGCAGGCAGAGGATAATTACCTGTACAATGCGGCATTTGCAAGCAATACGAACGGTTGGGAAACAAAGAACGATGTTCGTTTCTTTACTGTAAACGGAAAGTTCTTATTGGTTAACGACAAGTTCTATTCCCGTAAGGATGCTATGGCTGCCATTATCAGAGACGGAGATAGAAACGTGCTTCGTATTCTTTCTTCCGGAATTAAACAGTCAAATGCGGACTTAGCCAATAAGCCTACCTATGAGGAAGGAGAAGAACCGAAGAAGTTCTTTATCTCTTTCCGGTATAAGGTAGCTACAGCCGGAACGCTGACAATAGGATTTCCCGGTCAGAACCTGCATTTCACCGAACATCTTGAACCGGGCGAGGAATACGCAATGAAGGAGTATTCCGGCGCATGGGACGGAACGGGCGATTTTGAGTTGAAGTTTACGGGGGATATATACATACATTCGCTGGCATTGACCGATAATGCCTACGAGGATATGATAACAAAGTTTGAAACCCAGCTAAGCCAAACTAATGAAAAGATTGAAGCTGTGGCAAAAAGAACATCCAATCTTGAAAGCAAAAGCGCGGGATGGTTAACCACTGCGGATGGTGTCAAGATTTGGGCTGCTGCGGAGTTTGAAAATGGAGTAAAAGCTTCGTCCTTGTTTAATGTGTCGGCGGAAAGTATAACGTTAAAGTCGCAACATATTAAGTTGGAAGGTATAATTACCGCCAATGGAAATATCAAGATACACGAAGATGGCTCTATTGAATGTCATAACGGCTCTTTTACGGGAGAGATAAATGCAAACAGCGGGGTGTTTAAAAATGTAAGAACTTCTAACAACTCTTTGGTGATAGACGAAAATGGGAATGTTAGCATTGTTGGCAAAATATCAACCGCTTCGTCAGGTACAAAAATAGAAATAAACCCAAATTCAAACAGCATAAAATTTTATAATTCAAAAGGATATGATGTGGGTGGAATTTCATTCCTTGATAGTGGAGGCGGAGGTACTTCTGTTACTTACCCAAGATTAAAATTAGACAATATAGCAAGTGATGGCAACTTAACTGCGTCTACCACCCTTTTTGCAGGGTCATTGTCAATGATTTCAAATTTAAGTGGTTCAAGATACCAAGTGTCTCTTGGCATCAGCGGACTTTCTTTTTATAAAGATGGAAGATTAACTAAATCATACCCAAGCTCATGAAAAAGATAAATTTTAAACAATTACTGATTGCTACGGACATTACCCGTAAGCATTGTGAAAATATAGATTGTAGAGAGAATTTTGCGAATGTATTATACCGGAACGGTAACGGTATCGCATCGCATGCACTCGCTTTGAAGATATACAACTCCAATGAAGAGACAGAGTATACCGATGAAGAAGTGTCCCTGATACAAGAGCATGCAAATGCTTTTTGCAAACCTTTCTTCATTGACGCGCTCAATCGTGCTATCAACAATCAACCGGAAGAAGTAACCGATAAACAGGAATAATTATGGCTTGGACAGAACAGGATTATCAAGAAATAGTTGCCCGTCTTATGGCTAACTCCATAGGGGTTAATGAAGTACCGAATGCGGACAAAGCGGATGATGTAACATCATTACCTGCATTTAAACCTTCAGGAAGCAACAGTGAAGCTTCTGTGGTCAATTATCCTTTAGAATTTTTGAAAGGAGAAAAAGGCGAGCCAGGTATACAAGGAGAACCAGGAAAGTCATTTAAGGTAGCCGGCGAATACGCCACCCTTGAAGCCTTGAAATCCGCTGTTCCCGATGGTTCGGCAGTTGACGGGTTCATGGCTGTAGGTACGGAAGCCCCTTATGATTACTACGCATGGGTGAACGGTGAATGGGTAAGTCAGGGGAAGATAGCGGGAGGAAATGTTATTGTTCTGCCGAGAGAAATACTTGACTTGACAGGTAGTTCCTCCTCGGAAGAGATATTTGCTACATTTGGCGGTATAGATAAATACAAGGATTTGCTTGAAAAATTGAGCGCAAATAATTACTTGGTGCAGATTGGAGAACCGTCATTAGGCTCACTAAGACATATCTATACTCTTGTAGAATATTCTGTCAAATTCGCTTCAAACAAACAATCGGGAGCGTTATCTTTAAATATCTACAACGAAGACCGGCAGTTAAGAAGATTACATTTCTATTTGGAGGATAACGGCACTACAGCCCGTTGTGGGGAGGCAAGTACTTTCCAACTCGTCAAAGACTCCGACGTCCTCACCAAGACCAACACTTCATCATTCACCCCTACGGGCGATTACCAGCCTGCAACGAAGAAGTATGTGGATGATAAACACATTTTGCTTACGATTACAGATGAAGCTCACCAACAGTTAATTTCAAATCAAGAAGTTAAAGCAGGAGAAGCCGAATCAAAAATAAATCTTGTATTTGGAAGCATTGATAATTTTAAAAATATTATACAGAGATTATTAAGTGATAATATTTTATTCCTAAAAATTACAGAAAAAGAAATCTTTAAAGTAAGTACGAGTCACACATATTGCAATCCCGATAATGGAGCTTATGAACTTTCGTTTATTTATACTTATACTTCTATTGCCGATGCAAATAATATTAGCTTAGTTACAAAAAGAATTTTTATTGCATTGAATTCAAATGCTACAAATTTTTTCGTAGTAAAAGATATACTCGTTTCCGACAACCTCACCACCCTCACCAAGAAAACCGCTGCCGAGTACGAGGCTATTGGCTCTAAGGATGACAATACAGCATATTGTGTAACCGTTTAAAGGATAATGATTATGTTAAAAATAGGAGAATTGACCTCAGGGCTATTTGCTGGAGATAAGCTGATTGCAGGCAAAGAATTTGATATTAAACAACTTGTTGATAATATTACATTTGCAGATGATTTAGTACATGAAGAAATTAATACACAACTTGTTCTTATTTGCAATCTTAGTAGTATCCCTATTTATTTATATCGAGATTCAGTAAGAACTGAAATAAAAAAACAACATATCGAATGGTATTCATTTATAGCACCTACCGCTATTAGTCTTTTTAATGAAGATAATACTCCAATAAGAGCTATTACACAAAAGGAGTCTATATCCAATAATTTTGTTACAGAAATAACTGATTCTGTCGTTAATAATGGCGATAGTGTATTTGATATTGCAGATAGTACAGGGATTTTCGGTTTGGGTTGTGTTCTAATGAATGCGTAAAACAATAATATTAATAAAATAACAAAGTGTTTACTTTTTTGATTATGAGAGTAAAAGTATTTTATGAAAACTGGTTTGCCAAACTCATCCTCTTTGGCGGCTACACAACTATAATGCTCTTCGGCTTCATCCTTACGAAGCTGAAGGAGTTGTCCGAAACGACCATACGTCATGAACGGATACATCAGAAACAGTTCTTCGAGTGTATGGAGATAGCGGCTATCCCGTCCGTATTGCTGGCTTTCAATGTCAGTGCATGGTGGCTGTTACTTATCTCGCTATTCTACTACATTCTTTATTTGGCAGAATGGTTTGTAAGCTTCGTGTACCACCTGTTTACAGACAACATAATAGGCAGCGGTAAGGTAAACGCCAACGCCTATCGAGCGAGCGCATTTGAGATGGAAGCCAAACTCAACCAGGACAATCCGAACTACTTGAAAGAACGTAAATGGGGTGCATGGTTCAGATACTACGGCAAGATATGAATAATTGACAAATAACGATAAGATGAAGAATAACATTATTACCCAAAGCATACCGGGTGGTTTCTCGGTAATAGCAAGCAGTTTTATTGCACAGTCATTGGAACACATGATACCGTGGCTGATAGTGACATTTTCAGTCGTTGTATGCGATTTGATGTTCGGGATAAGGAAATGCCTGCTATTGGGTGAAGAATTTCGGTTTTCAAGTGCCGTGCGCCGTACTATGGGTAAAATGGTGACATACTTTGCCTTTGTTTGTATGGTGGTGATGATAAATATTGCTTCCGGCAATAAATGGAATATTGATGTGTATTCATGCTTGTTTGTCTGCTTCATAGAGTTCTGCTCTATCATAAGTAATATCTTGAAGCCAAAGGGATATAATTTCAATTTACTGAAAGCGTTGGGATTATTCGGAAAGAAAGTACTCGATGTCGAGAAAGAAGATATGAATGAAATAATAACTAAAGATAAGGAGTAACAAAATGAAAAAGAAACTGATTATCGCAGCGATTGTTATCGCTATCATCGTGGGAGTTATGCTTTACATGCACTACACACCGTTTTGGGTGAACCTGACTACTGTTGCATCATTCGGTGTCGGTGTTGTTGCCGGATGGGTGGTTCGTGTGGTTTATGACAAATATTTTAGAAAGGAGGAATAGCATGAGATACTTTACAATTGCAGAACTGGTTAAAAGCGAAACGGCTGATAAGAAAGCTATAGACAACAGATTGCCGCAAGAACTGCTTCCCAATGCGCAAGCGTTGGTTGACAATGTCCTCGACCCGTTAAGAGAGGCTTACGGAAAACCTATCACAGTGACAAGCGGATACCGTTGCCCTGTTCTGAATAAAGCGGTAGGCGGCTCTAAAACGAGCGACCACATGAACGGGTGTGCTGCCGATATTGTCGGCACTCCGAATACCCCGAAAGAGAACAAAAGACTGTTTAATCTTATACAAGAATTGAAGCTTCCCTTTGACCAAGTCATTGATGAGAAAAACTTCTCATGGGTACACGTCAGCCACCGAAGAGAGGGCAACAGAAACCAAGTATTGAAACTCTAAAAAGTAAACATCATGGCAGCAGAAGTTTTATCATTTCAAAAAGAAGAAGGCAAAACAGCGTATTACGCAACGTTTGTCAGTGACGGTAATCCCGTTACCATACAGATAAAGAACAAGGGCGGATATGTAACCGCTTTCGCAGGAATTGATGATTTGGAACCCGTTCCGCTTTATCCCAACGCATCCCAATATAACGGTGCGTCCAATACGATTTTCCGTATCGTAGGGATAGCAAATGGCATAAACGTCACAATCAAGAGTGCTACCGAAGTATTGGAAGCCAAAATGATTAAAGAGGGATAGCCTATGAAACCAATCACTATCCCCAACATCAGCATTCCGACAATCGGTATTCCTACTATTGGGATACTTACTATAGGGTATTCATATATCAAGGATAATAAACCGAGACCAAACCCACCCCCTGATGGAAGGTATTTATTATTATCGGATGGCACTCCGTTATTGTTGGCTAACGAAGAGCCGATATTGCTTACAAGTAAAAATAAATAGTAGTATGGAAGAGAAAACAGAAAAAGGACAACAAATTGGACAACTCCCCAAAAGAGACGTTTTGACTGGTAATGAGCAGTTTCCATTTCAAGAAGACAGAGAAAACGGTTCTATCACCCCTAACGCCCTAAAGAGTTTCATTAGCTCCGGAAAAGGTGGATATATGAGCTATATAACCGAGTATAATGTTTCCATTCATCATCCTTCATCTGGAATTGATGGTGGCAATAAATATACATTAGAAGGTGCTATTGTTCAAGTTCCGGAAGCTATAAGAATAGCCGGGCTAAAAGTGTCATTCTTGAACAATAGCGGACTTGTGGAGACGTGGGAATTTGCAGGTGGAGCATTTGAAAATATCGAGAACTGGAAATCAAATGAAGATAAATTGACTGACATTAGAGATGAAGCAATCAGTAAAATAAAGGAAGTTGAAAGCGATGCTATTTCAAATTTTAGTTCCCAGCGTGTTATCCCTGATATGCTGTCCGAATCAACCAAGCAATTTATTAACGCAAGTGGTGGCGGTACAATAAATAATCTTGCGGACGACGAAGATCTTGTATCCGTAGACAAGGGGGAAAGCTTAAGTGTTTTAAAATTTGCCGACCGTACTTTTAGTCCTGACAGATTCAGCGGCAAGGGGTATAAGATATTGCGTAGGAATATTGTTGGTAGAAAGAATATTCTTACCCAGGAAATGATAAATCAGCCTGATACTATATATGAAATCAGGTATGATTTTGATTTAGATGGTAAAACCATAAATCTTCCCAGAAGGACTAAAATACTGTTTAATGGCGGTAGTTTGAGCAATGGAAAAATTAACTCAAAAGCTCACATTGAGAATTTTGGTGTTGATGGAAATTTTACATTTAAAGATGTGCAGTTCGGAGCCTACAGTGCTGTCATGGATTTATCCAGCTGTATTCTTCCTACAATAGAAAAAGATGGAAATTATGGTTATGATTTGTCGTTTGTATTGAATACGATAAATAAATGGAAAGCAGATAATTATTATAACCTTAATCTTAAGATTGTTTTCCCATGGTCAATACTTTATTTTATAAAGGAGACCATCTATGTTGATAAAAATGTTTCAATAGATTTTAATGGTTCGATACTTGTTCCGATAAATAGCCTTGATTTTTGTTTTTCTGTTTCTTCCCAAAACCGGATGTACGATGATACCAATACGGGTAAAGTTCAAGGCTCTTATATAAAGAATTTTGTTATAAATGATTCTTTTGGTACAAGATCTAAGTTTATGTTTGTTGCTGACAATCATGAGATTTCCAATGTAAAGGCAATTAAACTGTCAAATACTTTATTAACCTATGGCGGATATATCGAAGATGCTCCGAATGATGTTAACTATATTGACTTTAAAAATATACATGATATTGAACTGAGTAATGAAGTTCGGAAATTTGACGATATTGTTATCGGTAAAGGTGATGGCTGTAGGTTGGACGGTATCCATGGATGTAAGATAAAGATAGAAGGTTCCCAGGGATTTGTCGCATCTAATTGCGTTAACTGCGGTTTCGAACTGCGGGGAAGTCAGGGTGTGATAATCAATCATCATGACGAAGAGGCCAAAGGGTATATACTGACTAATTCTTCATTGACTATGGTTGCTTCAAAGATATGGAAACATAATAGGAACTTGATAACTATAGCTGATGATACAGATTACATGCTATATGGGAATAAGATTTGTGCTTTATCCAAATTAGTTCTTAATGATGTCATTATTGCCGGTTCATTGCATCTGGATTTTGGGCTAATACCTAAAACTGTTTATGATATTTTTTGGGATAATGCAAAATGTGATACCGCTCCAAAGATTATTCTAAACAACGCAAGGGTAAAGTCTTCATCCTACAGAGAATTTTTTAATACAGCCGGTGAGTGTTTACTGTCAAACGTCAGCTATACGGACATCTGCCAGCCACATGGTTACACTTCTGAGTTAAATAGTATCACGGCAAAGCCTGCATGGTTTGAATCGGATTTGGCTATAAGGGATTTGTCCGGTTCAAAATATGATGTGTTTTACCTTTATGATGATATGAGAAAGGCAGGCGTTAAACTGAACGAAGTGGTTTTTAATGCTACTCCCAAACCGTTTGAAGAGCAGAAATATATTGCGACAATATGTTTGTCTAAGGATTTTAGTGACATACATTATGGAACGTTGCTTTTTTATCACAAAAATAAGGATGTAATAGATTACAAATATTCTCTCGGATTAGATAATTTTGAATTTCATACAGTCAATGAATATTGGGACAATGGAGAGGATGGTTATCTGTTTTTTGACACCGGTAATGCCTTGAACAACCGTATTTTTAAAACATTATCTTCCTCTTTAGATAAATACAATGAGTGTTCTAAGTATATAAAGAACGGCATTAATTGTATCGCTTATTTAAGAGAGATACCTCAATATGGAGAATGGATAATAGGCGATATGGTAGTAGTTGATGGAAACACATATGCCTATAATGGAAAATTATGGTTGGATGCAAGCGGTACTCCGTCTTCTGTTGCCAGGTCAGGGGCAACAGGAGAGAGACCACAAAATGTTTTGGCTGGGTTCTGTTATTTTGATAAGACAATAAATAAGCCTGTATGGTGGAATGGTTCTTCATGGACAGATGCCAGTGGAGCTACGGTGTAATGTTTTTACTAATTGTTTAATTATTTATGGTATGATAAATAATATCTTAGGTGCGGTGGTATATCTGTCCACCGCCATAGTATTCGGTGGCAGCACTGCACTGCTGATGCTCTTTATCAAGGAGAACAGCGACCGTTGCCACTACTATAACGGCAAGTGGAACAAAATAGACTTGCTGTATGGAGTTGCCGCGATATGTGCAGGTATGGTTGTTAATCATTATCTGTTGAAGTTATGAAGAAGTTAGTGTATATAGTGTTTCTTGTGTTGACGGTGTGTTCCTGTAGAACGAGGACTGTTTATATGCCGGTTGAGACAAAGGTTCTTGACAGTGTGGTTTTCCATGATACGACATTTCAAGAGAAGCTGATACCGTACAAGGACAGCGTATCTGTTGCCGATACAACGTCATTCCTTCGCAATCCATATGCCTACAGCTATGCTTCATTTAGCAACGGGATATTGAACCATTCATTGGGTATTTATCCTCATGCTACGGTAACGGTCAAAATGCCGTATTTTATCGAAAAGATAAGAAAGATTGAAGTGCCCAAACCTTATCCGGTAGAGAGGGAGCTGTCATGGTGGGAAAAGTTTAAAATCAATTACGGTGGTGCTAGCATTTCGATAAATCTGACATGCGTTTTGTTCGTAATTGTTTGGCTCACCATAAAGATAAGAAAGAAATTAACGATGTAGAAGTTGGCTTGTAGCTAACACTCTTTCGGGGCTTAGAGTATAAAGAAAGCCCCCAACGAAATCACGTTGATATTGCCACATAAAAACATGATAAAGCATAAGACCCTTTCCGTTGGAGGCTTTAATATCTTCAACACGGTATCTTATGCTTTGTTCGTATATAATCAAATATTTTATGTGGCAGGGCAAAGATAAATATAAAATTCAGAAAAACTATGTGTAAGTCAGAAATCTTTGCCGAAACAATCAATCTAGTGGCGCAGGAGACCGAAATACCCGCCAGCCGAATACTATCTTCGGATAAGGATACGGAAACCGTAGACGCCCGCTATTTGCTTGTACAGTTGCTTGTCGAAAGGGGAATGTATCCTTCGCAGATAGCTCCTAAAATCCACAAAACCAAACGCGCGATAAACTACATGATTTCCAATTTCCAGGAACGTATGGAAGGCGGGAAAATGTTGAGAATATATTGGGAAAACATTAGGAAAGCGTTGGGAAACAACTGATTTCATGGCAGTATCGGTATTTATACTTTTGTGATGCGGTTGATTTTGACCGTAATACAAAATATAAATCTCTATGGAAAGAACGTATGTCTTCAATCAAGACGGGAACAACGGAAATGGTGGCGGAAGCAAATTCGACATCATGGCTATGTTGCCCAACTTGATGGGAAGCAAGGGTGTAGACCCCGGACTTCTCGCTTTACTGAACCAGGGACGTGGCAGCCAAGACCAATGGGGCGGCTCGTGGTGGTTCATCTGGATTATCCTTTTGTGGTTCTGTTGGGGCGGCAACGGCTTTGGCAACCGCTTTGGCAATGGTGGCGGTCTGCCTGCCGAGCTTAACGGTGATGTCGGTCGTGAATACCTGATGTCAGCCATTCAGGGCAATGGCAATGCCATCAACCAGCTTGCTTCTTCTTTGAACTGCTCTACCCAACAGTTACAGAGCGCCCTGTGCAACATCCAGGGACTTATCGCCAATGTGGGCAATCAGGTGGGCATGTCAAGCCAGCAAATCATCAACGCATTCCAGTCCGGAAATCAGGCTGTTCTTACTCAGATTGCAGATTGCTGCTGCAGGACTCAGAACGCCATTACCACGATGGGCTATGAGAACCAGCTTGCGATGTGCAATCAGACCAACGCGCTTGTCAACACAGCCAATCAGAATGCACTTTCATTGCGTGACGGTGCGACCGCCAATACCAATGCTATCCTTGCAAAGCTGGACGCCATGCAGAACCAGGCATTGCAGGACAAGATTGCGGCTCTTACAGCAGAAAAAGCCACTTTGACTGCTGAAATCTCCCAACGTAACCAGAATGCTACTATCCTGAATTCAGTAGGACAACAGATTGCTCCTTTGGCAGCAGGCTTGCAGGCATTGCAGTCCGATGTCGATGGAATAAAATGCAAGATGCCTAACACCGTTCCGGTTGTTTACCCTAATATTCAAGCCATCAACACAGATTGTTTCCGTGCTGCGGCTTTTGGTGCTTACGCCGGTGATGCAATGTATGGACGTGGCGGTTGTGGTTGTAACAACTACTGGGGTTAATTCCGGTAAGAAAGGGGGTAATTATGTGGCCTAACTTTTTTACAGGATTTCCTTTCTTGTTCCCTACTATTGGAAGGGCTAATTTCAATACCCTTCCTACGGTAGCCGTAACGGTCGGCACGGAGAACGTGACTTTGGAGCTTCCTAACCATGCGTTCCGTAACAGAAGCTATGTAGGCGGTTTCTATGTCAGTCTCCGCCAGGCGATACCAGCCGGCACGACTGCTACACTCCCGATACTGATAGGGACTAACGGGGATACAAGACCGTTGCTGGCTTACAACAATGAGCCGGTGACTGTCGGCAACCTTGCCGGAACGGGTATCTACGAAATTCACTATAACAAGTACACCAACGAACTGTTCCTTGTTAACGGTGGGTATCGTCCGACAACCGCATCGGCACCGACTCCGACAGAAGAAGCAACCGCTCAAAAGAGCAAGTAGTTAACATGGGGATTTGTGGTTGTTTCCAAAATGGGAATAGCCACACCCCTTTAAAATCAAACCAATATGTTTCAATCACTTCGTACCAATAACCAGTTGTATATACTTCATAAGGATGCTAATCCGTTTATCGAATACGGTCCGGTAGTCAGCGTTTCCGCTCCTAAGCCGAAATATCCTATGGCACCCCCTATGGGACAGTTGCCCCAAATGGAAATGGTTGTGGATGTCGTTGTCTGTATCAACGGGCAGAACACGACTTTCCAAAATCTACCTGCTGGCATGGATATAGCCGACTTCGGACAGAACGGTAATATCGTAGTGTCATGCTCTCGTGATGCGATGAACAACGAGGTCGCTTCTATGAAACAGAAAAGCATAGACATTATCAATAGCATGGACTTCCACAATTCCGTCATTGCGGGATGTGACAAGATGCTGACGCTCTTGAACCCCGAATTTGCAGAGAAACAACGTCAGGAACAGGAAATATCCTCTCTGAAAGGGCAAATGGCGGAAATGAGCAAGAACATGTCCGACCTTATGGATTTGAACAAACGGCTTATGGAACAGCTCGGAGTTGCTGAAACATCTAAAACAAAGAAATAAAATATGGGAATGTGGGAAATATTGGAAGAAGGACGCGGAGAATATGACCGTGACTTCGGTATGAGAGGCGGTAATCCTATGGAAGAAGCCTATAGAGAGGGTTGCCGTTATGGTTACGAGAAAGCCATGCGTGAGATGCAGGGCGGTGAAATGGGCTATCGTAACAGCGGTGGTTCACGCGGTGGAAGCTATAGCGGCGGCTCAGATATGGGCGAACGCCGCATGCCGGGTTACTTCCCGGAATATCCGGTTTACAACGAACGCCGCGGTTCACAGCCTTACGGTGATGATATGGGCGAACGCAGACGCAGACGCGCCAACGGAGAGTTTATGTAATGGAGAGGGGATTATTCCCCTCTTTTGCCAATCACTTAAAATCAGGAAAATATGAAACAAAGATTAGATACATACGACAGAATACCGCCTGCAATGGCTGACTATCTCAGCCAGTACGGATGGCATTTCAGCAAGAAGATGTGCCTATGGGCTGTTTCCCGCATGAAGATGGAAAACAAATCTACGGGCAAGGAGGAAAAACTTGAACCAATCAGCAAAGAGCAGGTAGAGGAACTTCTTAAAAAGTACAGTATAAACCTGGAGAAGGATGCAGGGTACGACAGCGTTTACGTGGCAAACATGGCGAAGTCGGATTACTACAAAAGTTCTATCACTGACGAAGCCCATCTCGCATTGTTCATTAAGGATTACATAGATGATGTGGACGCTTACAATGGAATGCCTTTCACTCGGTTCTATGCCGACTGCATAGGCTCCGGCAACCCTATCATGTGGGAACAGATGATGTAGCCTATGATAATACAGGAATTTTACATACCGGATTATGATTGGGAAGTGCGTGTATATTATGCGGTGGACTGCTATTATACCGACCGCATCATCGCCGACCTTCAGCGGGTTGGATGCAGGGGGATGGATTTGGCGAATGCCTATAAGAACATGCGCTCCTGCAATCTGAATACGGGTATCACTTACTCCAATATCCGAAACAGGCAGACCGTAATGGTTATAGCCCTTACTTCTTCCCCGGCAGAGTTTCAAAACTCTTTCGACCATGAAAAGGGGCATCTATGCCGGCATATCTCACGGGCGTTCGGCATCGACCCGTATGGAGAAGAAGCGCAGTACCTTAGCGGATATGTGGGACAGAAGATGTTCCCGGTAGCGAAGAAATTTTTGTGTGAACATTGTAGACGTAGCTTATGTGGAAAATAGTACAAGCCATTTTATCAGGCAAATCACGGGAAGAAGTATATAACATGCTTTCTCCCGAACAGAAAGAGACGCTGAACAGCCTTGCCATAGCAAATGGTATAAACCGCCAACAACGTAGAAAACTTGAACGTGATGCGAAAAAGGGATTACATAGATGAACTGCTTGAATTGGCGGACAATGTCCTTTACATGGACTATTGCCGCCTTTTCCGGGTTATCCAATGGAACGTTTAGAACGATTTGAACGGGTTCTCCATTGGGTTATACCGCTTGCCGTTTTGGTGAGGGTATTAGCTTGGTGTCTCTAATTCTTTTACTTTTTGTAGGGCACAGCACAATACATATATGGTGCTCATGTTCGATTTGACAAAATCTGTATTCCCGTCATCTACGTATTGCACATAATCAAAAGCCAGTTCAATAAGCTCTTCCCGTAATTCTTCGGGAGATATGTAGTCTTTGAATAATTCGTCTATTGCGCTAAGGTCGTATTGCTTTTTAGCAGGTGTTGTATTTCTTTCCATGATGAATATTTGTTTAGTCTTTTATTTAAAATGTAATTCGTTGTAAATCAGCCAAACTATAATTTTGTAGTTTGGGAACGAATTGAATAAAGCTTGCCCACCTCGTTTATAAAGCGAGCAAAGCTTGATGTTATTTGTTTTTACGTTCCTCTTCGAGCATTTCCTCTACATAGGAAACTTCATCGAGGTTAAAATCAAGGATATTTCTTACGTCCTTGTGTATTTGGATAAGTTTGTCTCTATTGTCACTGAACTTATCCATTGCCCTAATATCCCTGATTATGCGTTGGATAAATTCGCAAACCAATGTAATACCAATAGCCATTCCGTCAGCCGTATATTGCTCTACTGCCTTATCCATAGCCTTATCCGCAAAACTCATTGGAACCATATTGCCGTTTTCATCTTGCTTATAAGTAGCAATTTCTTTTCCGAAACATTCCTTAAAAGCATCGGATAAAGAAAAACTTGCATGAGTTTTCAAACAAGAAATCATGTACTGTAAATCGGCACAGGTAGTTTCTTGCACAATATCCCTCCAATCATCTTGCACCATTTCACCAAGAGCTGTATGATGTCTCAAATCATCTTCGGTTAGGTTTAAAGTTCTTATGCTACCGTCCTCATTGTAATCTGATTCTTCACCTCCATATTCGTTGATAGATTCAATCCTTTTTGAACAAGCATAAAATTTCCACTTCCCTTCGTATTCAGAAAAGTATTTATTGAGGGTATCATCCCATTCATGAAGCCTTGATAAAGAGCGATAAAACCACAGTTCCCATAAACAACTCTGATAAAACCGTTCAGCAAAGTCTCTATTTTCTTCCTTGGTATCTTCAAATGTTTTTGGAGCAAATAATATCTTTACTATATCGAGTTCGTTAATAACTTTATTAAAATAGATAGCTAAGGTACAATCTTCTTCTACCCTGCACATAATGTCATAAAACGGAGTTCTTGCATCTCTTTTCATAATTATGCTCCTATTAATGTTTTAAACTTATTCAAGAAATATACTTGTCCTCTCCCGGTCACATAACATGTATGTTTTATGAATATGGGACTATCACCTGACACTATGGGTCTTTCCCTTACAAAGAACAATCCCATTTCGATAGCCCGCTGTGTGGGCATATAGTCATTTATGTATTTATCCTTCGACTTGCTGTATCTTTGCTTTCTGATAAGGTATTTGTTCTCTACCATCCAGTCGTAAAGCCTTATTTCTCCGATGTTATATCCGTTTTGGGTAATGAGTTTTGCGAGGTCTCCTACAAGAATGTTTGTAGCTGAGCCAGTCACGCAGTCTTTGAATATTACAGCTGGTTTTGTTTCCTCTATGATAGCCTGTTTTTCCTCTTCTTTCTTCTTTACTTCTAAAGAAAGCATTTGGTTCTTCTCGTATTGGTCCGCCCATGCCCGCGCAGACTCTGCCGGATTATTGAAATTTGGAAGTTGGGGTTGGAGAGAATAGCTCCCGGTATTAATTACTGACGGGACAACATCATCAAATATCCAACTCTCAAACTCATCAGCTTTCGGCATTTGGCTTTTGGCGGTTAGCCGGTAGATGTTACCTTCGCTGATAAACTTCATTTGCTGTGTTCTTCCCATTGAATCTATGACGTCGTGAATCACGACGCCCTGTGATTTACAGTGTCTTGCGATAGCGTCACGCGTATTTGAATACTGCAAAGAGGTTGCAATATCCATTCCGCAAAACCAAGCCTTTTCATTTTTTATAAACATGCGAACTTTACCGAATAGAGGGTGTTCGTAAACCATAATTTCGCTCGTTTCGTGAGCAGACGTACCCAATACAGCAATGTTTGTGCCGTTTAAGTAATTTCCATTTAACTGTGCCATAGATTTATTGAACTTTATTGGCATTATAGGGCTGGTAGCCTGCCCATATCCGGCTTTTCGGATAGGGCAAAGAAAAAGGCTGCCCTGTCCCATTGTTCAACCTATCCAAAGGCAGATATAGCATTAACTATACCTATGGGGGTGGCAGCCACTATATTGTAGCGTCAAACTCGCAAGCATAAAAAATGCCCGCTTATGGCAGGCTTCCGCTTGCCTTTGGATAAAAGTTGAACGCTGCAAATATACCTCTAATTTCTATAACACCAAATAAAAAACTTAATATTTTACTTTTCTACCCCATATCATCGCGTTATACAGCGAAGTGGCATACATCTTAATCTCATCCTTGCTTTCAAGGAAATCAACCTTAGAGGCTGCTATCATAGCCTCTGCATAAATCTCTTTGTTTAAAATATTATTCTCTTTCATATTATCTGCATTTAACTTTTGTAAGTCCATACTTAGCCAATCTTAGATATATCGTCCTTACACTTACATCCAACATTTCAGCCATTCTGCGGGGCGGCATGTTTTCTTCCTTGTATAGCTTGGTAATGTTTTCTTCCGAAAGCGGGTCAACGAAAGGTTTCTTCGGCTCTGCTATCCCCATCCGTTTACGTGCCTTCGCTGCATATGCTTCATTTTGTTTGTCTTTTGTGACGTAAATAACAGTGGTCTTGTTAAGGCGTAGAGGGAATAGCCTTCTTTCCACTTCCTTGTGTTGTTCGGCAAGGCTTTCTGCATTCCCGTTGACCGTAGTGTCAATCTTCTTGTATTTGTCCGGGATGCGGGAATGTCTGTCTCTGATTATTCTGTCTGCTTTTCTCATGGTCTTTTACATTTTTTAGAATGTTCGTCAAGTAAAAGTTTGGAAAGCTTGTATGTCACAACAATTATGCTGACCGTCATTGCGATTGCTAATACAATTCTAACCGACAAGAAATAAACAATAGCCCAATGTATGAAAATAAGCATAGGCAGGAACAGTGCTGCTATAACGCTCGCTATGATTTTGTTTTTCATGTTCAATATATTATACTAAATTTATGATACCATTTATCTGCATAACTGAACCATCCTATAATGAATGATTTACCGAAGAGGGTTACTTTGTATAGTTTACTCATGTGTTTCTTTGTTCTTTAATTTATCAAGGAACTTGCTATCTCCCGAATAATTCACACCGATAGCCTTTTTACTTTCAACAATCTGTTCCAAAAGGGCTATAGCTTCCTTTTTCACTTCTTCTACTTCATTATAACCGCAGGCTTTATCAACCAACTGCTCCATAGTCGATTTAGGCTTGGAAAGAGCCTCATTCAACTTTTCCAATCGCCAGTAGCAGTAATCAATTGTGGCGATGTGCTCTAATTTACTCATGGTTATATTATTCATTTATAATTAATTCACACCAACTATTATCGCTTTCCCAAAACCATTGATAGCCGCCAGCGTGTTTACGCTTTCCGGAACAGCAATTCCTGATATTACGGGCGCAAATGCCAGTCTTTCGTTTCGCATCGTTAGAGGACTGGAAAACACCTTGTAACCGTCCGCTCTTTATGGCTACTACTTTCTTTGCATTGCAGCCCGCTATATTAGGGTTTCCCGTTCTCCCTAAAGCTAATCCTTTAATCATACTTTCCCTTTTATGCGAAGGGATGTAATCATCCCATTTCTTCCCCTTGTTATGAGGGATACTTCCTTTTAAAAACCGCCCGTTAATAGGGTTGCGGTTTAATCGCTGTGGAGGTATATATAATTCATTCATCTTTAAATTCAAGTTTTGGGTTACTGATAGTCTTGCTATTCCTTTTCTTTGTCTTAACCATTCTCCGATAAACATCATCAATCAATTGCTTAAGCTCATTGACGTAGCTTCCCATACTCCAGCCTTCGAGTTGACACACCATTAAATCAAATTCTATTTCTTGTAGTAGCTTTACTTTAAACCTCTCGCGTGCAAAGACATTTACCCGTTGGCGCACATTACGGTTAATCATCGGGTCTTGTTTGGGTTCTTTGTTATTGGGAGTGTTTCTTTTCACGGGGTAGTGGTTGTCTGCTATGTTGTTAACATGAACATTCAGAGATTTTACAAGAATTCTTACTCCTCCGTTTAAGACGCTTTTCCCGTTTGTGTAAAAGTCGTATCCGGTCAAAGGAGAACCAGTATGCTTGTCAATGGAGAAACCCTCAGGTGGTTTATCGTAGAGTTCCCAATTCATGTATTTACTCATGGTTGTTTTATTTCAATAACTCCGGGCTGTCGTAAATATTACCTACATATCTAATCCCGAACATATCTATCATTTGTCCTATTGGCTTATTTCCAAGATTTTGAGACAGAACTTCTAATAGCACAAAAGAACCGATTTTATCACTATACACTACTTCACATAGTACACCAGCGCATTCAACCAAATCATGCTCATATATTTCTCTATCATTGTATTTAACTCCCGTGAACTGACCAACAGTTTCAGCCCATACGTCATCGCACCGGCAGTCTTCCGGAGAATATATCTTTGCCTTGTCTGTGAGGATAAGTCCGTTTTCGTCCCTTCCGGCAGTATAGAAAAAAGAGAGAAATCCATATATCCATTTCCCCGTATCAGTGCTTTTTCCTCTGAATTTTATTTCACGTTTCATAATCAATATCTTTTCTCGTTTTTAATCAATCAGTTCAAATTCATATACGAAAACATAAGGATCGGATGCCCATGTACCTTTGCCGGAGACTTTATCTATCAGTTCTGCGAATGCGTCACGAGGATCATTGTAGTCGGGTATATCTGCGTAATGGAATGAATAAAAAGGAATATCCTTTTGTCCAGCATCCCATTTAAAAATTCCTTCCTTAAAGCAATCTTCATCGGAAATGCCTTGCAACCGTTCTATCTTGATGTTGGTAATGCGGATATGATGGGGCATGAGGTCAGCGCGGACAAACATTTTATTTTTCCAACCGGGTGCGAATTTAGTTTTAGTATAAAATCCTATTCCGTCCCTATCATTAAGTGCAATTTCGGGATTCATCCCTAAACTTTCATAACATTGTGCAATGGCAAAAACTCCACCAACCTTGTACTTCGGCTGAATAAACATTGGAACAAAGTCATTACAGTCCTTATCATATACAAGAATCTCAAAAAGGGGGCTAACATCATCTGATTCAGTAATCCTAAAACATCCAGCAGGATTTTCTTGATATGCTTTCGGACACTTAATGATTCTTCTTGTCTGCGTCTTCCGACCATCCAATACAGCCTGCGTTAAGCCGTATTTATTGTTGAACATTATCTTCTTCATTGTATCTTTCTTTTATAAGGTTAAAGTGAATTAAGAGAGATAGCGGACACGGGGCGAACCCAACTGTCAAAGTCCTGACTGCCGTTGAACCAACTACCATTGAACCAATCGAGAACAAAATTGCGTTTGTTTCCTTTTCTCGTAGAGCACCAATACCAGTCATCTTTCACTGGTTGTTTTCCGCAGATAGCTAAGGCTGTATTCAGCATAACCTTATGTTCATACCCTAAGACACTCTCTTGTAGTGTCGGAATGTGCCAACTTAATCCACATAAGTCCAATGCTATGACTTTCTCAGCAATTTCGCTTCCGGATGCAGCTAATGCTTTGGTATTACCTATTCCATCAGTATCCTTCATGCCTTCTTCTGTAGTTGGATATATCTTCCCTGTTTGCTCTTTCTCCCAATCAAGAAGAATATGGGTATTATTATCCATATCTTCCGGATAGAAGAATAAAGCATTGCCATCATGGATAATAACTGCACATTGTGCCTGTTCGTTTTCTTCATGCAGTCCCCAAAATTTAGGTTCTACAAAACTCTTGTTGGCGGTAAAGATGAATACACCATTACCTACATTTTCTTTTGTGTAAATTCCTTTGTTCATAATCATATAAGTTTTAATATTTCTCAAAATTTGGGATTTGTAAATAGAAAGAGTTTCGAGACATGGGAAGCCAACACTTTTGCTCCTCATTGCACGTATTCCAATTATCTTCCCCAAATTCATCATTTAATGCTTCCACTATCTTATAGGCTACATCTTTTACAAAACGAGTATTAAGTATCCTCTTGCCTTTAATAACGATTGTAGGTGTATAGAGTGAAATTTTATACTCCCCACCGTTTTCTATCGACCAGCTACCTTGTGCTACTGTAATGTGCGGATTGGTTTCATTCTTATACTCTTGTACTATACTTAGATAGCCATTAAAATAGTTGGCTATTAGTTCCGACTTATATACTTTTAGCCCCGTTGCTTTTTCTAAAAGTTTTCTAAACCTATAAGCATCATTTACAACAGGGTCCATTCTCATATAAGTTTTAAAGTTTCTTGTATTCCGGCTTCAAGTGCTTCCTCGTAGCTTTTATAATGCACCAAAGGCCTGTCGGATAATCCCACTAAATCATGGTTCGGTATTGTTAGTATATCATATATCCAATAGTCTCCATACATATAGGATACTTCAACGTGTAGCTTCTTGGTTTCACGCAGCCACTTTTGAGCAACATACAACACTGGACACAAAAATTCAATAGGTTCGTCATCTATTTCCGTACAACACGACATACTTTGCGGAAGGTCATATTTTGTAATAACCTTATTGCGGTCTATTATGTGTTCACACTTCCAATTGAAGCCCTTATCTTTCAGCAGCTTCGCTGTCTCTAATGTTACGAGTTCTTCGGTCATAGCTATTGTCTTTTCAAATTAATAATCTTCGTTTCGTAGTTGTCAAGCCCCTTTTTACGGGTACGGATAATCACTATACTATCATTGAGATAAGTCACGCTTCCCTCAATTGTACGGTGTTCTATAGGGTATTCTCCAGAGTTATTGCACCCGAATAGTGCAACTGTTGCCAAAAGGATAATTATTTTCTTCATACTTTAAAGTGTTCAATCAGTTCGTTTACGGTAGCCTTGTGAATGGTATCTGTGTTAATGTCAACATCATTGTAAGCCCAATAGGTAGAGAACTTGATTTCAGGACACAAAATCCATTTATTTCCATCGGTAAACCATTGAAACTTATCTGTATCATCCCTTAATGCAGCAATAGCCAATAAAAGCTCTTCGTTGGTTCCGCAATCAACACTATCGGTTTCGTCAGGATGTGGAATGTTACTGAAAAACTCAACACTATATAGACTGTATTCGGGTTCAGTGAAAATACATAAATCTTCGTTAAGTTCCGCCCCAAATAATCTATATCCCAACTCCTCCAACTTCTTCCGAAGCTCCGGTGTACTTTTTCTTATAAAGCACGGTGTTGTAAATCCCATAGTCATTCCTCCTTATCTATCTTAATATCTGTTACTTTGCCACGATTGATAAAACCGCCATAGCTAAACAAATCTGTCATACATGCTGCGTAGTCCACCTCTGCGCATTTCTCGTATAGAGAACATAAGGCGCAATGAACATAATCTTGCACCGCTTCATGCAGCACTCCGTCTATTATTATTCCGTTCTTTATTTCCATGGTTATTTCCCTTTCAATTTCTTTATTAGTGCATCGGCTGCTCTCAAGGAACCTATTGCAATATCATCATAAGTTTCACTGTCATCGTTTATTCCTAAAGCAATACAATACCCTTGCATAGCGGATTTTGCCAATTCATAACGCCTTTGCTCCCAATCAATAGTTTCAAAATTATCAAAGAAGTCGAGTTCTGACACTTTGAAATACCTACCTTTCACTAAGGCAGTCCCAACGTCGAATAAGCCTTCAACCTCTACAATCTCTCCAGTCTCTTTTATTCTCGCTTTCATTATTTACCCTCCTTTTCAACATATCCGTTTTTAATACACCAGCACAGCATCTCGTAGGCTGCATCCAATAGATTTCCGGAAACTTTAACGATGAATGGTTCAGACATGCTTTTTTGATAACTTATAGCCCAAGGACAAGCAAAAAGAGGCTTAACGCACAGCTTATACGTTATACAGAAGACATTTATGTATCGCGGCAGCTTATCGAGAATGTCCTGCAAAGTGTAAGTTTCATGATAATAGTCGTAATTCGTATCGGCATCCGGAGAGGTTACAACCATGTTGTCTGCATCTGATTCATTCCACTCGAAACACATGCTTCCATCGCTTGTATCCAACCCAAGCTCCTGCAAATGTTCCATCTGTTCGACTGATAATACTTGTTTTGATTTCATAATTCCTCCTCCAATTTTTCCAAAAGTTCCTTGGATAGTATTTCACAGTAATAAATATTGTCTATCATCGTGTCGTTAGAACTCACATCCGCCTTAAACCTCTTAACAAGTACCCAGCCATACCATTTTTTCACTTGAACGTCAAAAATATGGCCATATACTCCATGTGTCTTAATTCTGTACTTTTCCATCTCTTGTATTTTTCTCGAAACATTTCACATCCGGATAGAACCAGTCCAAACTACCAGCTATCCCGTCCAGCCATAAAGCACATACATATCCGCGAGAACGGTTCTCTCTATCTACCACATGGAGATAATGCTTGCATTTTTCACAGCAAATATTGTTGGTTTGTTTATCCATAATTCAGTCTTCTTTCTCTTTAATCCGTTCCAGTACATCCTTGTTGACTTCGAGTATCTCATCGAAAGAGGGGATGGGCATCCAAGCTATCGTATCATAATACGCCAATGTTTTTGTTTCCCATTCCCCATCTATATAGTTATTTAACAACGTAAAATAGCTGTTAAAGCGCTTCATCTTACAAAGCACTAATACTCTATCTTCATTTTCTGGCAACCGTTCCTCAACGCTCACCCACGGGGATTGCTTTGCCTGCCATTCGGCACCAGCGATAAAAGATTCATAACTCTGCTTATGCATTCCATTGGCAAATCCGACTAACGTGCCTTCGCCGTCACATGTTTCAAATTTACTTTGATGCTCTTTTGCTGCTTCTTCTACCATCTGTTTCATAACTTATCCTTATTGAATGTTCTGATTTATGTAGTTCACAATCTTTTCCAACTTGCTTGAAGCAAAATTGGTTTCATGATTTAATCCTCCATATTAGGTAGTAAATCTTCGATGTAAGCAAATCTATCTACCTCACCCCAAAGACTTTCGATTGTCAAATCAGTGAGGTTATCATATACCTTGGATTTGCCGTTTTTGAATATAACCAAAGCTGTTTTTTGTGCTTTATACGTTCGATTGTTACTATGCCATACGCTGTTGATTCGCCAGTTCGCACCCCATTCAGCAGCTTTAGTGTGTTCAAAAAATCTATCTACAAAACCCGGATTATTCGAGTCTGTGACAAACGTATTTGCATAAAGATGTTCCTTTATTGCTTCCTTGATGTCCTTTTTCATTCTTCAACTCCTTTCTATTTAGTTTTACGCTAATTGTTTATCGAAAATCTTAATACATTCAAATAAATATTTTGCCACTGTTGGATTTACCGCATTGCCGATACTTCCAACTCTGTGTGACCAATCGGGAAACCCATCATCATTTCTAACAATGCTATGCGCTGGGATTTCAAGAATCCTTTTTGCGCAAGTATATCCGACACTCGTATCTGATGTCCACTGTTTAAATATCGAGTTAATGCTTCCATATTTGCAAACGTCGCCTTGTAATCCGATTTTGTTGGAGTAGGCAATAAGATAAAGTCTTTCCCTTTTGTGTGGGTATCCAAAAGCGTAGTTTGATATACATTGCCATTCCGCATTATACCCGATTTTGGAAAGGTCGCATAGGACTTGTTCGAGACCGGAAATAGTGAGAGCTGGCGAATTTTCAATGATGACGTATTTAGGTCTAACTTCCCATATAATTCGGTACATCTCACTCCACAACCCGGAGCGCTTTCCCTTAATACCTTCACGTTCTCCGGCAACACTGATGTCTTGACACGGAAATCCTCCACTAATGATGTCCACATATCGGAGTCCGGTTGTTTTTGTAATATCTGTGAATCTTTCTGCATGAGGAAATTTGTTTTTTAATATTTCACCTTGAAATTTTTCTATCTCACAATTCCACAAAGTGTCAATTCCTGCCATTTCGGCACCTAATTCAAAACCGCCAATGCCGCTAAACAGAGAGCCGTGTGTCAATTCGCTTTTCTTCATTTCCATAATTCAGAACCACTCTTCATTCGCTCCAACCTCTACCGAGAGCCAGTCCATGAGGAGGGTTATAAGGTTATAAATAGGTTTCATCTCACTAAACTTTTATCGCGTTGGCAATATTATCCGCATCCGACAGCTTTCTTACCAGCACATCAAACGCTGCTGTGCACCGCTCTGTGTTCATATTGACCGTTTTCCCGATTTTCAAACAGTCGGAAGCAAGGTTCATCACCCTTGCCACATTTGAAAGTTTCAGGTATTCCAACGTAAATCCGTTGAACCGTGCATCTTTCTTCCGAAGTTCTTTAATCCTTTCGTCAAACTGGATGCAGGAGTAATCACACAATGTCCTTGCAAGCTCGAACCTTGCAATCTCTGCGGAATGGGATATGCCGTTATCGTCGAGAACCTGCTTGAACTGCCAATACAGCATATCCACGTGCTTGTTCACTTCTTCCGTATACTTGTCGTTGCAGTCGGCGAAAAACTCGCTCCGGTCTGAACCGATAACGCTGTTTACAGTACGCTCGTATTCCTTTCTTGCCTTATCGGCATCATTCAAATATCGCTTGAATGCCTGTTTGTAATAAGGCGTTCTCTTCATCGCATGCAGACACTCGATAACCTTCCCGCAACAGATGTCGTTCGTGAGCAGTATGTTGTAGGTGCACAGAACTACAAGACTCTCATATTTGCTGATTATCTGATTTGCCGTGTCGGTAGTCATTGCCTTGTCTGTTCTGCCTTGTTCATATTCTTGTTTCTACTCTCTTTTGCAAGTTCATCAATCATGCGCTGATACTTCCTTGCCACCAACGGGCAGCGTATACGCATTGCATTGTCACGCTGCCACTCCAATTGTTAGATTTTCTTTTCAATCTCTATGTCCATGATTATTTACCGTTTGTTTCTTATTTGGATAAACCCTCGTTTTTCGCATTCCTTCAACAGTTCCATATCTTCATCCCTTATATCGCATGGCGTCTCATGATTAACACTCATGTAATCCGATATGCCAAACTTTTTGCATATATCATAGTAAAAGCGTCTTTGCCTGCCTCTTGTCGTCCAACATATTGTAAGTCTCATACTTTATTGTCAAATTTATGCTTTCGCCAATACTTATAACTGGCATACTCTCCACGTCTATCAAACATTATACGCTCGAATGTACCAACACGCCGCAATGCTTCGTTTGCGTACAGGTCTCCACCGGCTATCTTAGCTTTCAACATCTCAATGTACTCTTCTCGGCTATACTCTTCTCCAGTAAAAACATTAATTTTTTCTTCCGGCATTGAGTGTATCACTTCATCCCGCTCCTTATCGTAAGTGGCAAACCAGCTCATGATGACAGAACCGTCTATTTTGCCATAAAATCCACCGTATGATGAGTTTTCCCTTGCCCGTTTAAAACAAAGGCAAACGTCCTCAATTCTGAAATAATAATACTTGTCAAGGATAGAGTTTACAATGGATGCTACTTGATAGTCATTCATATCCTCGCGGCTACGGCCGTAAAACAACAGAGTACCTTCTATGAACTTTACAAGAACCGCCTTTATGCAGGTTTCGTTATCTTTCCTCCATTGTGATAATTGTATGGGAGGTGCGTTTATCGCTTGGCTTATGGAAGTTATCTCATTACTGATGTTCTTGCAGATAGCAATCAGCTGCCTGGAAGATAGAACCGCTATTTCCTTGCTTGTTAGTGTGATTTCTGTTCCCATTGTCTTTTAGTGGAAATAACCCTTGGTAATTATTACTCATGCTTTGCTCTATTATTGCAATCATCATCTGCTTGTCACCTCCCGAAAGAGTTAATAGCTTCCGGTAACATGCCTCTGCTCCGGTCTGCTTGTATGGCTGCCCCCTCTCTTTTTTGTAGTTGAGCCAGTATATGAATATATCCTTGTATTCTTCCTCTACGAAATAGAGGTCAAGTACCTCTTTCTTCCTTATTGAGTTTCTCCCGTCTATCCATGCTTTCGCTATTTCATTTCGGATTTCGGAAGGATATTTCAACGCATACTCTTCTGATTGCTGCTTTATTGTTTTCATATTATTACTTTCTATATGGTATTAAGAAATTTGTTCACGAAGTAAACTTGTCCTTTGCCACTAACTTTTGTAGTCAATGTCGTATGTAAAACGCCATTACTTCCAGAGCGTACGCCTTTTTTGATTACAAACAACCCTTGTTCTATGTATTTCTGATTTGGCACGTTATATCTTTCTCCATGCTTGCCCAAATATCCGTTTTTACGCATCCATGCAAACAATCTTTTTTCGCCTATATCGTATCCATTCTGCGCAATTAATTTTGCAAGCTCTCCGATAAGGCATGAATTTTCCGCTCCACTAAATGCGTTTGTAAAGGTTACAGCAGGTTTGGTTTCTTCAATTATATTTTTGTTCTGTTCTTTGAGAATTTGATTTTCGCAAGCCATTCTTTGCTTTTCCTCACGCTCATTCTTTAACTGCGTGGCAAGGCTGATAACAAGGTCGGGGTTGTTTATCATCTGCTCCAAAGTTGGCTGCGTGGCGGTCATACCGTATTTAAGAAGCTCATCTACTCTCATATCCACCCATACCGCTAAATCGGAATTTAGTTTTTGTGCAACACGAATAGCGACAAGACGGTGTGCCCAAGTGCCTGGATTATCTCCACCTCTCTTAACTATCAGTAAATCAGCCAAACTAAAATTTTTTAGTTTGGAAAGTGATGTGCAATAATCGCTGATTTCCTGCGAGTTAACAATTGTGGATAAATTCTTATCGGGATAGGCTTTCGCCATAGCCGTAAGGTTTACCATAACATCACTCCCTTTCTCAAAAGGAATTATATTTCCGTTGTAATCGAATTTAATAATTGAAGTATTCATAATATTTAATTTTTTAGATTTTGCTCAATAGAAAAGTTTCTCTCCCTTTTTTCGGAAAGTGAGGTAGCCCGATAAAAGACTACCAAACACGATAAGTATTTCAATCATGGTTGTTACTTCTTGACTATCCCCGTTCTTCTGTATTCCGCCCACTTATCGTACTGCTTCGTCTTTACGAGGAAAGAGAAGCACGAGCATTTTAATTCAATCTCCCTGCGTTCGCTCCATCTTGTCCATTCGAGAAGTTGTTTCGTAAACTCCAGTTCCTTTTCGAGCTTTGCGATTTTCCGCTTGTCGGCTGCGCTTGATTTTACAACCTTTGGCGCAATCTCATTCACCTTGTGAAAGACTTCACGGTACACGTCAAATACGGGGCGAACTTTGCGGGCAATGAAGTATTCTAAGCAGGAGACGGAGAGGTGGTATTCTATTGTTGGTCTGCCGCCTTTTGGGTTTTCCGCTTTTTGGCGCAAAACTTGATAATCAACGTCTTGGATGAAGTTTTTAGTTAATTCTTTAGTCGCATTATCTTTTCTTGAATAGGCAAGCATCCAGCAACTATCAAGGTTAACAGGGTAGGGAACATTCAGTTTTGAAAGTTCTAAAATAGCTTTGAAATAGCGTTTGATTTCTTCGGTTGAAGAAGATAAGGATAGAGTTGTTGCTTTCTCGTTAGCAACTAACGTAGATTGTGGGGTACATATTATTCTCCCATTCTCCAATTCTAAGTTTCTTGGCATTGTGATTAGAATTTGAGTTATGTATAAAAAGAAAGCTGTCCGCTTCCCTGTTTTCCGCCAAGAAACACTACTATCAGCAAAGATACATAGTTCACAAGGGAATACGAACAGCCTATATTTATAGATATAATCTGTCGAATGGATATAAAAAATCCATATATCTAAGCTAATAAAGATGTTTTCTTGGCGGGAAAACACCGCAAAGATACACACTCAAACCAAAATGCCAAAAGAAAACTATATTTTTTTAATCCAAAGTCTTAATCACAATCTCGACACGAGGATTGTCCTTATCAACGAATTTGCGTGCATGGATAAGGCAACAGTTATTATCGTTCTTTATACACTTTATACGCTGTAACACGTCAAGTTGCAGTTTCAATACATTATCCAAATCACTACGTTTGCTCGGATAATACACGTCAATGTGGAACTCAAACGGCTCGTTTATATTCAAATCCCTCAACTTTCCAGCCTGCCAAATAAAAGATTCCTCATATTTTTTTAATGCAGGAGTCTTAGCCAAACATCTGTGTCCGTTAATGGTTACTATCTTGTAGCAATTAGCCTTTGATGGGGCGTTACCTTTTATGGCAGCTTTATATTCCATATCATATATGCTTTATTTTAAGTTCAACATTCACCGGCTTGTCCTTCATCGTGGAGAAAGCATCGAGTATCCTCTCCTTAGTCAACTGGATAGGTCGGGTCATTATTTCACTCTCTATGTTTTCCAATGGTATCTTCTTTCCGTCATAAGTAATAAGAACCGCAGAAGTTATTACGTAAGGACTCATGTCTTGTATTGTTTCTTTATCTGCCTTGCAATCTTCTTGTTCAGCTTACTTAGACGCTCTGCCTGCTTGCTGTCACCTCCAATATTATGAATGTCTGACTTTCGGTCTGCGATAAGCTTCTGAATGATTGCACCTTCGGATTTGGTTATTGTAAGTTTCATTCAAGTTTTTATTTGAATCCCCATTCTTCCATGTAGTCAATGTTTTCAGGAAATCCTTCTACCGATTTGGGACTAAGGAATATTTTCTCACTTTCTAATTTCGAGCCTCCCCATTCAGTAGGTGGGCAGTTTTCGTATTCTTCTTTAGAAACTTCACTTACATTAAAATGGGGTTGGAAGCCATATCCCATTACGCTTTCCCCTAAGTAAGTACCAAACTTCTTTAAAGCCCATTGAAATGCAATATCTTTATATAGGTAATGTTTAGAAAACACAGCCACATATATTTTATGAGAGAAATTTCCTGTTTCTGTTAAGTCAGGATTACATCTGATACAGAAATACTTAATACGTGAAAGTATTTCTTCAACAAACCTTTCATGCTTTTCGCAATCTTCTTTCGTTAAGAACTCTTTCCCGTCATTTGCAGTGTAAATAGTCTTGGTAATTTCTTTTGTTTCCATGATGTTTTTTATTAAAGCCCCGAAGCGTATTCTCCAGGGCACAACCATTATTACTAACCCATGCCATTTACGTGTGGCTCACATTTATGAGGTGGTAGCAGGACTTGCACCTGCATGATAGGAGTTTTTCTTGGACTTTCACCAAGTAGTTTATTCATTGACATTGCGGTCTATTCGGCATTACCCGTTATTAACTCAGTGGTTTGAATTTTTTTTACGGCTAACCGTAACACATTGACTTACCAACCTATCTATAAGAGCTTCACTTTAGCGTCTCTCGTTGTTCCGCCATACCACCATTTTTGCCCGCCCAATCTTCACAGACCGGACAGGCAGGTTAACAAATAGTTCCCGGATAGGCGGTCAAGCCACACCGGGATAGTTAACTGTTAGCTGAAATTAAATCACTTAACCCGAACCTTTCACGGGACTTCTGTGTGAGCAGAGGGCTTTCGGTTAATTATATCAAGTCTAAAATCTTTGTCTTTGCAATAGCGTCCAGCTTCATGTCTTGAAGCCCCTGTTTCATGTATTCCGCCGCCTTTCTGTTGGCATCGTCCATGTCTTTTGCGGCTATTAGAACATAATACTTGCTCTCTTTTTCTTTCCCGTTTTCGTCTACGAAAATCTCAACAAGAGTAACCTTATAAAAGAACTCATCTTCCTGCTTCTCATTGACAATCTCACGTATCTTACTCCGGCTGATTGCGAAAACATCACACTCACCGTTGTATAGCTCATTGCCTTTCAATTCCACATGACCGAAAAGCTCATCATCGGTTATGTAATGTTCGGTGACTTCCTTTTCATCGCCTTTCTCGTTAACCTTGTTTACTTTTAGCTTAAATTCGTACAGCATGATATTATATGTTTATAGGTTACACATCAGAACGGAAGGTCGTCTTCCCCGTCGGTCTGTAAGGTTGGCGCTTCCACCGTAGCCGCAGCATTCCCGGAACCCTCAAACTCATAAGGCTTGAAGTCTCCCAAGTAAACCTTTGACTTGGCTTCTGCTTCTGTCTTGTTCGCATCCTTATACTGCTTTGATAAGTATTGTTTGCAGTAATGGGTATTGCCGTATTGGCTCGGCTCTCTACGCTCATTAATATTAACGTTAAGATAGACGGCTTTTGCTTTCAGGTTCTCGTCCATACTTACATAAAGGTCGTTTTCTTCTATCGGAATGACAACGCATTTCTTATTCTTGATTGTTGCTATGCCCGCTTTTTCGAGCTTTAGCAAATTTACGCTTCCGGTTAAATTCATTTTCTATTCAATATTTGATTAATGATTTTGTTTGCTTCGGTTATCCGTCTCTCAAATTCAGCGATTACGGCATCGTCCCTTGTTATCTCTACAATGTGAATGTTGTGTTTCAAGAAAGGGCAGAAAACGGCAAAATCAGCTTTGCCCAATCCTGTACAGGACATCTCCGCTTGTACTTGGTAGAAGTATAGAGGATTTACTGATTTAAGCGTATCGTTATCCTTAACCTCATTCATATACTCCATGAACTTTTTAGGAGTTGGGCATTTTATTTCCACCACCTTTCTTAAGCCGTCTTTAATCGCTATGCGGTCGGGAGAAGCGGAGAAGCAAGGTATTGTAGGGTGCTGTATACTTTCGCACTCTTCAAGTTCGCATCTTGTGACAAGCTGGTAACGTTCGGCGGCAAAATCTTCATTTTCGTGTCCGAACTCTATAAACTTGTTGTTGATGCTTACCTGGTTTTGGTATATCTCAAACAGATAATCATCTTCAATATACTTAGGGAGTAGGTTTCTTTCTGCTGCGACTTCATATATGTATGAAAGGGCTGTCTTCCCAAACAGCTCCCCTTTCTTTCCGCTTGTCATTAAGTCCCCGATGCGACTTCCCGTAAAGTTCCCCAGGCGTTGGCGAAGCCATCCAAAACTACCCTGTTCAATCATTTTGTCTCAGTATTAAATAATTCGCCTGTATTTTCATCGACAACTTCCGCTTCCTGCAAAGCCTCTTTCATTGCATTGCGTCTGGCTTCCTCATTGTCGGGATTATCATTGTACGACACTTCGGCTTCGTCTATGTCGGTTTCTGTCAGGTTATCTTTTATAATAGCCTGGTCGAATGTTTGGGCGCGTTGCATTTCAATACTTAAGATACCAAACTTAGAAAGTAGCATTTTTAAAACTGTCTTCTTTGCCATAGAGTCAAAGTCGGTAGACCATATGCCTGTGCCGCGTTTATACGTTTGTGAAAACTTCCTTCCGTGTTTTTCGCAATCTTCCTTGCTCATATAGAGAAACTTCTCAAAACCGTTGATGAGACTGAAATAAGCCATATAGCCTACTATCTTATCAGAAGAGCGTTCTCCAAATTCATATTCTCCGGTAAATCGGTTCGACTTCTTTATCTCCCCCTCATATATCTCATTTACGTTTATTGTCTTATATTGACCGCTACGCATAGCAAGTTGAACAAAACCTCTCCAGCCCATTTGAAATTGCGCTTGATTACCGTAAGGGACAACGTAAGCAAATCCGAGATTGGGATTGATAGGTAAATCTAAAGTAGCTGCTACCACAGCGGCATTCATGATAGACTGTGGTTCTGCCTTTTGAAGCAATGTATTGCTATTGGCAACCGCTACTATCGAACTGATAAATCCCGGCGCTTTCTTTCCGAGAATTTCTTTGAAACGTGCTTTCACATTGTCATTCGCAAGCATTGATTTAAGCTTCGGGATTGTCGTTATTGTACTCATTATAAATGTTTTTTTAGTTTAACAATATCTTGATAGCCCTTGACTAACGCAAAGAAACATACTTTCGTCTTCGAGTTCTTCAGGTGTATAATCATATTGATTACATTCGAGTTCTGCGCGCAACTCCTCAATGTCTTCCTCTATAAGCTAAATGATTTCTTCTTTTGAAGAATAGCCGTATTTGGGAAGATATTCCAAATCACAAGCTTTGACTTCGTTCAGCTCCTTGTACAGTTTTTCAAGTTCATTTTCCATTGTATTGTGTTTTTAAACCGCCCGTACAAGGTTAAAGGGAAGCGGTGCACACTTCGCTTCTCTCACGGCTTTTAGTACGGTAATAGCACTACCTTTGATGCGGCATAGGTCAAACCTCTATAATCTCAAATTCTCCTTTTTTGATATATATCTTATGGTTGTAGTAATCTTTGACTATTGCGTAATCAGATTCCGGTCTTATATTACCTGTACAATCTTCTACATAGGAGTTGCCGCAGGCTTTCACCGTTGCACTGTCGCAGGCTTCCACCGTTGCACTGTCGTAGGCTTTCACCGTTGCACTGCCGCAGGCTTCCACCGTTGCACTGTCGTAGGCTTCCACCGTTGCACTGTCGTAGGCTTTCACCGTTGCACTGCCGCAGGCTTTCACCGTTGCACTGTCGCAGGCTTCCACCGTTGCACTGTCGTAGGCAAATGAAGAGGTTCTAACCTCATGGGTATTCTTGGTATAAATACCGGCTTGCGATAATTCTTCTTCTGTGAAGTTATCTTCCAAATATTCAGCATCGATAATTTTTGCATACCTCAAAACCCAAAACCAATTTTCAGTAATGGCTTTTAGCAGGTCGGCTTTCGTATTGCTTCTTAGCCCCATTGCGTAGCCGGATTGGCATGCGCCAGCATTTTTAGCGCGGGTCAAGAGTTCTTCTTTTAATTCTTCAAATGTTTTCATATGATTGTTATCTTATCCTATCTGGATGTCTTTCCAAATGTCAATAAATTGTTTTGCCGAATATTCCGCAAGTTCGCATGTTTTATAACAAAGGCGAGACCCGCTACCCGCATCCGCAGCCGCAAGACCGCAATACGAACCGCAGAAAGCGAAAGAGGAAGGAGACATAATGAAATAGGGATAATACTTGTTCTCATCCGAGTTATCCCAGTCTGCTTTCCAGCCTTCATTCAGAGCTTCCGTAATAACTTCCATTTTATATAACGCAATGAAATGCCTGCGCATGTCTTTGGGTAAATCTGAAAAATCAGGGACACCTTTTCTTCCTGTTTCTTCCATTGCGTCTTCAAACGTTTTGATTCTATCCATTACGTTTTGATTGGCAAATATTTCTTTGCCGTATAGATTTTCAAGCATCTGCTTTCCTTTATTGTCCGCTTCTCTCCAAGCCTTTAAAGCGTTCTTTTTATCTACATTTAAAGTCATAATTGTAAGTTTATAGGGTTATAGAATAAATTGTTTCCACAAATCAATGAATTGCTTCCCGCAATAATTGGAAAGCTTTTCGCTTTTCAAACAAAGGCGAGACCCGCTACCCGCATCCGCATACGCAGTATCGTAACTCGAAACGTCGAAAGCGAAAGAGGAAGGAGACCCATTAGGCTTGAACCACGGATACCAGCGTTTCACGTTAGCATCGCATACATTAAGTTTCTGGCCTCCATTTAGAGCTTCCGTAACGATAGCCAGCTTTTGATAAGCAATATCGTGTTCCGTCAAGCCTAACTCCAATAGCTTTTTCTCATCGAGTGGTTCCCTTCCCAACTCGTGACAAGCATCAAGGTAGGTTTTCACTCTTTCTGTAACGTCTTGTGAAAAGAAATCCTCTCCAAAGGATTCTTCCAATACTGTTTTTAGTTCTTTTGAACCGCTCCGATATAGTTCACGGGCTTTTTGTTCACTTAATTGTAATGTTTTCATATAATTGTTATTAATGGGTTTCAAATAAAAACCGGACTATCTTCACAGACCGCCCGGCTACGACTAAACAAATACTTCATCTGTAGTGAAGATGTTGCGACACCCGGACTCGAACCGGGACGAGTTGTCAAGCTCCGCACATCTAAGGTTTGACATTCCTATCATAGAGTGCTACGTCTACCATTCCGCCATGTCGCAGTGTTTCCCGACCAGCACGTGGACGGGACTGTTTACATTAAAAAGCTATCATGAATTATTCACCCTTACAGGCTTTTGTTCCCCTGAACCAATTCGATTGGCAACATCACGTTATTATCAGGGGATTTTCTTAATTTTGTGTCGCCAAACTAAAAATTAAGAAATATGGATTTATCAGAATTAATCAAATGCTACAATATGGAGCATAAGTCTTTGTTTACCGCTTTTGCGGTATCGTTCCCCGTCTTATTTACTGTCTTGTATCTGTACATACCAGAGTTTGCCAACTTGGAGTTTTATGAGCAGGTTGTTTTCTCGGCCACTGCATCTATCTTTTGCGTGTATATATCGTACCTTTTTACCGTTATTGTATATAGAGCGGGAAGGGAACGGTACAGAAGAGGACATTTACCTTTGCTTATCTGCACCCTTGCCGCTTCCTTTTGGCTAATTGTCTTTCCTAACAATTATGGTCTTGGGTATAGATATGTGATATACGTTTTTTCCGATGTGTACATCTATTTCTATGGAATCCTTGCACTCGGCGCTTCGGTTGTCGGTATCTTTAGGCTTTTTCCCCATCGAACCAAAAATCTCAAGGAACGAATAGAAAAGACTGAGACCAAAGAAAACGATGACAAGTAGCGCTCCGGAAGATAATATATTCTCCATTGTCGTTATAATTTAATTCGTTCCCGTGAGCGTTCTGATGGTTACCTTACTACTCTCAAACATCTATTGAGAGCCACGGGATAATTACATATTACTTCAATTTTCTGATTATATCACCGCCATAAGAATATTGAGTTAATTCTATAAACTCATGTACGGTATAAGTATCATTGTCAATGTCTATTCCCTTATTGGCACAGAATGACAGCCTTCCTTGCTTGCACGAACCGGTCAGCACATGATGCCAATGGAACAATTCTTTAGCCGATACCTTTTTAGTAAAGTCCTGAAAATGCTTTTTAAAAGCTTCCAACCTTTCCTCCTCGGTTGAATCGTCATACAATTTTTCTTGAAGCGAAGCAAAGGCCTCGTGCAATGTTTCTCCATGAGCGAATTTCCCATTCCTTTTTGCAACAAATGTCTCAGTCAATGTAAAGTCATCGTTCAGTATATATCCTTTAGCTACATTGTCATGAACATGCTTGATAATTGTAGGAATATCATCAATGATATATGCTTTGTCGCCATTGAATGTTTTAATTCCATAGCCAGAGCCATAGCCAGAGCCAGAGCCATAGCCAGAGCCATAGCCAGAGCCATCGCCAGAGCCATAGCCAGAGCCATCGCCAGAGCCATCGCCAGAGCCATCGCCAGAGCCATAGCCAGAGCCATAGCCAGAGCCATAGCCAGAGCCATAGCCAGAGTATATACTAAGAAACTTTCTTATCTGTTCTTCCATACGGCTACCTCCTCAATGGATTTTATCGCTTCATCTGTACAAGGAATTATTTCTATAACCCCCAAAATAGAGATTATCGGTACAACTAATGTAAATTTACAATCATTAGGTCTTTTCGTTCCCTCAACAGCTAATTGGCTGATAGATGCAGCCCCATACCAACACCACAATCTTCGGCAGTCTGTCAATGTAACCTCACTACCATTTTTTTCTTTCAATACTCCGTAAAATACGCCCGCTCTGTCTGCTCTAATAATTACTTTTTTCCCAATCATAATTCTATATATTTAAAGATTAATAAATATTGGCTCCCTTCAACGCAACAATACGTGTTTAGCTTTCAGCGTGCCCGAATTTGACGGGAAGGGAGTATATAATAGTACCAGCGATAATGACGCCCAAACATCATACTTTAACGGTCAACGGACGATTTTCCGCGCTGATACATAGACTACTATTGTAGTATGTTCATTAACTTAATCACGCTGCTGCCTTATGCTCGTATTCACCTCTCAATGAACAGTCTTCGCAATCGGTTGCTTGCACGCTATACATCGCCTCAGCTATGTGTATATATAGATATACTGCTTATCAGCGCAGGCTAATTTTACGTGCCCTGAACACGACTTCATTTTTGAGGGTTAAGTCTCCCATCCCGAATGTTTGGCTCATCGGTTTCGCCTATAATGCTCCCTCTGCACGACTCGAACGTGCGACCTTCGCTAACCGGAAATTACCGGATACTAAACCTTCGAACAAGTAACCATAGCGATGCTCTGCCTGGCTGAGCTAAGAGGAAGGAGCGTTGTTCACACAACGCGGTTTCTTTCTATAAACCTTTCAATGCTTTTCAAGTCGTACCAAATGGTACGGTTATTATATTTAGAAAATGATATTTCGGCATTGTTCCTTAGTTTTTCCAACAGTTTATCACTGCATCCTAAGTATGCCATTGCTTCCTTAGCGGAGAGCCATAGTTTGTTGACCGGCTCTACCTTTCCTACAGATTTCGTTCTTCCCATAACCTACCAACTTAGACTGTCGTAATATTCTTTGTTATTTAAATAAGTCTTTACGATTTGAGTATCGCTACAACCTTCGCCGAGAGAATCTACAATAACATTGTAAGCCGTTTCCGTCATGTTGTATATGACTTCCTGATTATAATCTGATTTACCTGCGATGCCGAGAAGGAATAAGAAGCCGATAAATCCTATTGCAAACATGGCTGTCTGTTTTGATATTCTGTTGATATTCATAAGGAAATTTTATTTAATTCTTGTTACTTCTGTACCATAAAAAGTCGGTTTTACATAAAACGAATACCCTTTTTTTGACAACCGAGTGACAGTAGAACGTATAACAGTCTCAGTAATATCTTTATGTTTTATTCCCTTAGGCTTTCCCAACGGGAGATACTCTAATGTTTTAGTTGCAGAAACTACCTTTACAATATTTGCCCAATCAGTCATTTTATTAATTGTTTTTATTGTTAATCACCCACGAAACAAGAGCCAAAACGCCCTCTGTTGTTAGAAGTATAATAGACGGAAGCCGGAGCATTGAAATTATCATAGGCGCTTCTTTTTGCCGGCTTATAGCCTTCATTCTCCTTTCTCAATCTATTAGTGAACGCTTTATCGTCAGCAGACTTATAGTCTACCATATTGGCTATTTCCTCTTTTACGCGGACAGAAAACTTTGCCATCTTCCATGACTTTTTCAAGCTTTCAGACCAGGTGTATTTTCCGGTCTTGTAGAAGTTGTGAGCCTTTTTCATTATGTCTGATAAATCGTACTTCATATTTGCTTTCTTTATTTATTTTCTTATCTTTGTATTTACTTTAGTTTTATAGCCTTGCTTAAAACGTTGTTTAAAACAACAGTGCAAAGATACTATCTATTTTAGAAAGCACAAAGAAATACTTTCTTTTTTAGTTAGTATTTTATATGTTATAAAACATGTTTTTAGTAAAACTCTGATTAATATATTGTTATGTTTGAGTTTAGGACAGCATCGAAGGGGAGAAAGGAGCATCCTAAGGTAATAATGCCGGAGGAAAAGGATAAAATAGTGCATGAACTTCTTAATAAAGAAGGAAATGGTTTTTATTTTGAATATAAAAATGTCCCAGACCTTAATATCAGTATGGTGCAATTTGAAAAAGTGATGATTGAACTTGAAGATATGGGGATGCTTAAAATTGAAGGTTATAAGAATGGCGGTAAAATATATCTTAATTCAAAATTGGATACATTCTACCGCTATGGGGGATTTAAGATGCAAGACAAAATACTTTCAAATGATTTGGAGAGACTAAAACTTGAACTTGAATCTCTTAAAAAAACGGTGGAACCGCCCATTTCGGAGAAAGTAAAAACCATCACTGAAATTGCGGCATCTATTACATCTGCATTGGCTTTTGCTTTCGGGAGGGTACAGCCCTAAATGTTTTTCAAGAAACGTAATAGGTGATTCTTTTTCACTGTCGCTGCTAATTTCATGCAGTGAATGAAATATTACTTCACCGTCTTCGGCGTTTGTAACGGTTCTCTCTACATTAAGGCTGTTTTTTCCCTCAACGTATCTACGGGAAATTGTAATTGTGTAATTAGGTTCATTTTTCATAATTCGTTCTTTGAAATGTTGTACAATCGGTTATTATTCAAATTCAATGTATAATATCTACTCATTGTCTTGATATTTTATATATTAAATTATCACGCACGTATGTGTTTATATACGCCATGTAATCCCATTCTCTCTGTAAATAATATATGTTCCCAAAATAGAAATATCATAAATAAGCAGCGTTAATGGGATTATCAAACGGATTCTCATAAACAGGATGCTTGGACACTTTGAGATTTGATGATTCTACACGCTTCTTGTGATTATAAATAACGTGCTTATATTTCTCGGTAGTCCCTCTGTCGCATATAGAGTAAGAACAAGGAATGACAATCCATCCGCTTCCGTCTTTGGGGTTATAGATAAAATGTTTCCTTCCCGTTCTTTTGCGCCACTCTTCAACGGTGTTGGCATTCACGGTATGGATAACCATTTCCCCGTGCGCCCTTGTCTTGGAGATTACTCCGTTTCGGAACATTTCATTCATCAGTCTGTGTGCGGTACTTTTGCTTGAACCGGATATATTTCCAAGTTTGCGCAAAGTCAAATCCTTGGTAAGGGCACAACGTTTTTGTTTCGGTTTCCCGTTACTCTGCGGAAAGTTGTCTCTATCAATAGAATTGACTGCACAAAGAAGCATAATACAGTTCAGCTCATGCACAAGCATGCGAATTGAATATTCCTTCTTATTCAGTTTATAGCAATAATCAGAGGTGTAAATAAAAGGCGTACGCCCTATTGACCTTTTGATTTCCTTGCTTTTAAAAGTGTTTGCAAGAAAGCTGCCTCCTTTTACGGAAAACAGAAAACTGTCGTTTAACGCTCCGTTAATAAGGCGTTTGGCTTTATCGTGAGAAACATGAAACAGTTTCATCACTTTATAAGGGGTTACATCGGTAAGTACAGAATTTGAATACAGACACTTGATGCCAATAGCAAAGGCAAGCAATTCTTTTTCAGCCTTGCTTGCCTTGTATCTTTTGATTATATCTATTGGTATATTAAGTATGTCCATTGACCGATTGTATTTTATATAAAGAATGAATCCCGTAATAGGTAGCAGCTATCACAGGATTCATCTCATATAATTAGCCCGGAAAGGGGTAAGTATAAACAATGTCAATCGAACAACTGCTACTTGTTACGTGTGCAAAGATACTATCTAAAATGGAAAGTAAAAATAAAAACGAAGCAAATCTTAGTGATTTAACAAAAAGATTTCTAGAAGAAGTCGAAAGGATGGGAGTATCTTTCTATAATATAGCGAAGAGCACTGGGGTTAAAGAGGCTATGTTTACTAAAATAAAAAGGGGGATACAAGAGCCAAGCAAGAAGTTCTTATCTAAGTTTGCAGAATGTTTTCCAGATGCAAATATGAAATATATCTATTTGGGCAATGAAAAAAATAATGCCGAACATGATATTAATAATGAAGCGTTTAACGATTACACTTATCGTTTTTTAGAGACGATAGAAAAGTTGGAACTTACCGATTATAAGGTGTGGAACACTTTAGAAAATTTATCAAAGGCCACCATGTCTAAAATAAGACGTGGAATATGCGGTGTGTCTATGAACACGTTACAAGAGTTTTGTCAAATGTATAAAGTCAACGCCAACTACATCCTCACCGGCAAAGGTCCAATGTTCCTTGACAATGAAACTTCACATTCGTCTTTGTCTGAAAAAGATGTGGAAGATTTGCCATCTCCGGAAACTGCTGAATACTGGAAGCGAATGTATGAAACGACAGTAGTCATGTATGAAGCGCAATTTGAGGATTTACAAAGGCGATTTAACGCTCTGAACAAATCTGTGGAAGAAATACAAGACCTATTCAGTGTGAGAAGAAAGGCTGTTTAATATATATGTTTACAAACATGTTTTGAAATAAAACTTTTTCAATATAAAATTTGTTGATATTTTATTTCGACAGGACACAAATTATTAATTTGAAATATAATGAATGAAAATGTAAATCTAATGATGAAGCACATGCTCCGTCTTGCAGAAGCGTATGAGAAATTACTTAAAGAAGTTGCACAACTGAGGCAGGAAGTCACAATACTGAAAGGCGGAAAGGTAAAGGAAAAGAAAATTTATAATATGAAGATTTTAGGCAGTCAGGTTGGCGGAAGTTGATACAAAAAGCGGAAATGTGCTTCATCATTTGGTTTATGTAAAATAGAATAAACAAATAGTTTATTTACCCCGCCCGCCGTATTACTGGCGGGGTATCATAACGTAAATGTTGTTATTTATAATTAGTCTAAATTATAAATAAATCTGTCTCACATTTTGGTTACATCCTTATTTATGTCTTATTTTGTAGCGAAATATTGTATTACGAAGTATAATACAAAAATAGTGCTGTAATTGTGATGTTATTAACAATGTTTATAGCGTTGTTAATGGTGTTGTGTTTAAGATATGTTGTTCGTTCGTTCTTTCTTATATTATAGTATCATAGTATCAAAAGGATATGGGAAGTGTTATAGAAAACAAGAAAGTTAATGTTATTACAAAAAATCGTCAGGTAAAAACTAAAGGCGATAGGTTAGGATGGACTTTAAGGAGTGAAGTTAAGCATGTTCCTTTACGCGGAGTAGTTGGTAGAGGAAGAATTGTTAGTGAAACGTGCTGTTTTATTTCAACCACTGCAAAAATGATTATGTAAATGTTCGATAGGGTACAGCCGTTTGAATTAAAATATATACAGAAAGCGTCTCCTAAAGAGGGGGACGCTTTTGATTTCTCGTTAATATATAAATTTTATACGGACAAGACGGAAGAGTATCAGAGATTAAAATATATCATCCGAGCAGAATCTTATGATGATGTTTTTGCAATAAAATTCTATGCTGCAAGAGATAGGAAATTAGATAATAAATATAATAGGATTATTAAAGTTCACGGCTACAAGGGAGCAATGGGAATATTTATTACCTGTGCTTCAGTAATTCCTATGATAATCAAAAAATATCCTAATGCTTCTTTTGCTGTAAATGGAGCAGAAAGTATGGATATGGAAAGTGATAAAGTGGAAGGGAGAGTAAACAATCAAAGATTCAGAATATATAAAAATATAGCTTTGAACTTATTCGGAAGGAAAATGTTTGAACACATTGAATATAAGAATGTAAGCTCCTACATTCTTGTAAATAGGAAGAGTTGCCAAGATGTTCAAGAGAAGGCGGAATGTATTAAAGAAATGTTTTTTAGCAGAGGATTTGAAGGGTAGAATTAGCATTGTTGAATAGGGTTAAAAATAGAATGTATGCAAAATGTATGCAAATTGTTTTTGTATGTAAAATAAATATTTGATATATAGTATTATAGATGCACTAAAAAAGAGCTTCCCAAGCTGAGGGTCGCGGGTTCGAGTCCCGTTTTCCGCTCCTATGAGAATCAGGTAGTTATCGCAAGATTTCTATCTGATTTTTGTTTTTAGGCAATGGCAGTTGAACTCCCAGTTGACCCTATGAGCTCAACTAAAATCTTATGAATGCAACGATTAATGTAG